TCAAGCCCGCGTGGTGATGACGAAAGTATTCCCAGCGGCCGGCGTACCGTAGTACGTGGCTCGCCACTGCCCCGACGCGGTGCTCTGTTCGCCCCACATCTGTCCCAGCGTTCCGGTGGTGGTCGTAATGTCGGCCTTGACCATTGCGGGTTGCTCCGCGCTGTCGCAGATAGATTCGGCCAGTGAGGTTACGAAAGGATAATCGACTTGGGCGGCCGACAACGTCGGCGTAACGCTCCGCGGGCGTATGGAGCGTGCCATCCACGATCGGGCCATGGTCCTGGACTTGAACAGAATACCCAGTCATGTTGCCCGGAGAACTGGAAGTGCGAGGCTCCGGAAGAACGGTTGCATCATCATCGACATGATGCTTCATTGCTGCCGAATTCTCGGCCGAGCGCTTCAGTTGCTGTAGGGAAAGAGTTCTGATCGTCATGTGATATCTCCGGGAAATTTGCCGCTGCTGGGCTAGGGGGCATTCTCTGTTCGCGATCCGGTCTACATGGCTTTCTCCTGGATGGACGAAAAAAAGCCCGCGGAGTGCGGGCTATCTGTTGCAGCATGACCTAGCGGATCGCAGCCTCACGACGGGCCGAACCGGGATTTCTCCCAGCTCTGCACCGCCGCACGTTGCCGTGCCGCACACTCTCCGTACAACGCAACCAGCGCGATATAGCTGCGCGCCAGATCGTCCCAGCTATCGCTCGTCACCTCGGGCACTGGCGGGCACGGCTGCGCCAGGTTGGCCGGCAGAATTGGCCAGGCGGCCGGCCTCGTTGATGTGGCGCAGCCGCTCAGCGTCAATGCCGCAGCCAGCAGGTAAGGGACTCTGGACTTCGACACGGGTGTACCTTTCGATGATCTTGGGGCTGGCGTCGCGCAACGCGGCAAGCGCGACTTCCAGGGATTCGGAGATTCCGCCCAGGCGCGCGGTCTGGCGCTGGAACTCGGTGAGCTCGGCCAGCGTATAGTCGGCGTTTGCCCGATCGACTCCGGCGCGGTACTGAACGGCGCCATACCAGCGCACACACAGGAAGGCGGCGGCCACCAGGACGGTGCCGATCAGATACGGCGCCAACGCGCGCAGCGATGCGTTCATGCGCGCCCCTTCCAGTTGCGTGGAATCTGGAAGTGCGGACCGTCTTTGAGCGTCTTCCAGTCGCCGCCCCACTCCACCGGAACGCCGAGTTCGGCCGCGCAGGCCTTGACCACGCCAGCCAGGTCAGCGAAGGCCTGCCAGTCGTTCCAGGGAATTGCCTTGTTCACGAGTGGTGCCAAATCTACCGCATGGGCGAGACCATCGACCTGCGGCAGGTGGTAGCTGGCCATGGTCTGGCTTACACCCTTGGCCACATTCTCTCGCTGCTGAGCCAGCGTGCGCGCACCTTCAATCACAGTAAAGTCCACGAGCGTGCGCTCGTTGGCTAGTTTAACCACGGCTACCAGATCAGGATGCACCCCAACCAGGCGCTTCAGGCTCCGCTGCGACAGTTGGAAACTGCTCATTGCTTCAGGCTCCCTACATGTATGAACCGCTACGGCGCTGCACGCCGCCACTCGCCGTCAGATAGATGCCCTTTAGCGCCGCGTCCCCCAGCCACCGCCAACCAACGGAAAAGCGCCAGGCCGCCACAAAGTTGAGGGAGATAATGCTTGCCCATGTCACGCCCCTGTACCCCGCACGCGGTCGATCACAGCCTTCCACAGAGCGCTAACAGGTGCCGCCTGAACGATCTCCCAAGCGCGAGACATGATGGCCATCCCGAACATTCCGGTCAGGAATCCGGCCAGTCCCTCCGGGATTCCCAAGACCAGCGCCAAGTACGACGACGTGTAGTAGGCCACCAGCGATCCGCTGATCGCCATACTGAGACGCGCCAGCCATGACCCTTGCATGTATCGCATGGACACCGCCGCGCCAAGCACACCGGCGAATTTCGCCGCGAAGGCATCGAAGTCTTGGATACTCAATCGCATCCCCTATAGACGTAAAAGGGCCCGCAGAAGCGGGTGGGTTAAGCGGCCTGGTCCGGTCGCTCGGGCCAGACGACATTGCTCGGATATCCCGGTTGTTGATCGATGCGATTGATTGCGACTCGATAGCGCTTCCACGCAAGCAGCATGGCATGCTCTGCCTCCGTCGCCACCCCAATATCAATCGCGTCTTGCAGCGGAGAAATAGCGGATGTCGCCTGAGCCAATAGCGCGCTTTGACGCCTCCGATTCGCAGCTCGAACTTGGTCCGCAGAAAGGACGAGTTCTTGCAGCGACGGTCGACCGTTGGGTCCGGCAACGATCATCTGACCAAGACATTGGCCGTTCATAAGCTCCTGATACGCCATGTCAGAAATTTCCATGGCGTCATTGGGGATTGCGTCGCTATGAACTTCCACAGAATAAAAGCCGCCCGTCGAAGGTGAGTAGTACATAGTTTCTAACGCCCCAAAGCAAGGTACCGGACACTAACTTGACCGGCAATCGAGGACTGAACCCCATTTACGAAGACCGCGGAATTCGTCGCCACTTGTGTCGGTGTGCCGATCAGGCTAACCATCATGTTGAGAGAGCCGGCTTCCTGGCCAGCAGTTGATATCACCAAGTCGCAGGAGGTAGGAAACGCTAGGGGGAACGTCCAAGGAGCAAACCCTGCCGCGTTGCTCAAGACCGTGCTCTGCTGGATGATCAACCCACTGGGCAACCTAGAAAATTGGGCCTCAATGTAGTTCCCCCCCTTGAATGCATCCGCCAACTTCTTCGGCGTCGTCAACACGGTATCGTCGGTCATCGCCTGAGCCTGCAAAGTGCTTGCAATGCCCGCGCCCAATGCCACCCAGTTAGCACCATCAGCATCTGGATTCGTCGTGTTGTTGTCGACGAGATTCAACCAGCTGCCATTCCCGCTCGCCTCGGCCAGAACCGCGCCTTTAGGATAGCCCCCCACGGCCGTCGAGAATGCAGCATCAAACGGATATCGGCCGCCCGCCTGTCCCCACCGTACAGCCGCGCTCAAGAAATTGAGGATTCCATTGAAGTCGGCACCAGAGGGGGGTACGCCACCGGCAGCCAATGGTGTCATCGTCAATGGCGGGAAACCATCAGTGAACGACGCCGCGCCTGGGGTGACACCGATCTGTGAGGCCACCGGGATTGTGCTCTTGGTTCCGCCTTGTGCGAACGGCACGGCGGATTTGATTGGTACGTTGCTAGCCTGCATGGATAAGCCCCGAAGAAGTGAAAAAGACACCGGATCCAAAGGGCTGCATCAGCCCTTCGTTGAATCCGAAAGTTGTGGATATGTCGACCTGCAACAGGTTGGCCAAGACCGCCGCAGGCTTGGGAATAGCGCCGGACTGAGTCAAGATGGCGATCTCGTACGGCTCTAGCGCAAACTCGAACACATACCGAAATTCCATGTATCCCGTATCAGAGACATAACAGCGGCCACGACCCGCAAAGAGATTGGACAGCAGCCGGTTCAAACTGGGCGACGTGCAATCCGAGATATTGGCCAGCGCCTTGACCAGGATCAGCGTGCGATACGCGTCATCGGCAAGCCGATATGTCTGCGTGGCCTGCTCGCCTGTGTAGAACGGCGCCTGATTGAAGGGCTGCCAATTCAGCGCCTCGTCAAACCCCAGATAGGTGACGTCTCCCGGTATCGTCAGCATCCGGCCGACGTCGACGATCCTGCCCCAGATGTCCAGCCCGAAGCCCTGCGCGGTCTCGACGTTCCAGACGAAGTCATGGAACGCGTCGAAATCGGCGTCGGGGTTGATGTAGTCATCCATGTTGTTGATCAACTGGACGAGGGTGGGGCTGTTGGCATACTGGCTGATGAGAGTCCGGGCCGCCAGCCCCGGCTTAGGCACGACGCTCATATCAATGTCACCGCAATATCGTTGGCCGTGATCGTGGGCCGGCGGTTGATCGGAACGGCCAGGCTGGCGGCCGATGGCGTATCGGAGCCCAGCAGCAGGGACAGGATGGAGACCACCGGGCTCAGCGCCGAAATGGGCGCGTAGTAGCGGCTGGCATAAATGGTCGATCCGATGCGTGCGCGCTGCCCGCCATCTCCGCCGTTGAAGGCGCCCATGATCGCCTGCTTGGTCAGCGCCACGATGTCCGACGGCAGGGCCGGGTTGTCCGCCAGTTGCACCGCGAAACGCACGGGCAACGCGGCAGGGGTTTCCCATGTCACGACATACGACGGGTAGGGATAGGCATATCCCTCCTTGTCCTCCACGGTGTACGAGGTGTTGCCGTTGTAGTCGGAGCCATTGCTCTTCTTGCGCCAGATGGCGTCCGCGATGTCCGCCGCCTCGCCGCCCGTCACCGCGACCCAGATGGAGTGCGGACGCAGGACGACGCCGCCCACCGTCTTCGGCACGGAGAGATCGTTCTCCGTCACGTAGGCGTCGATGACGCCCTCCACGTTCGCCACGTTGGCGTAGATTGCGGGGATCGAGCCGCGGGCGTTCAGCGCTACCGACTGCCGCCGGCGCTCCTCGAACTCGGCCCGGCTTTCCACATGGCTGCCCACCGTCCCGGCATCCGCGTTCGACACCGAGTCCCAACCGGGAATGGCCTGATAGATCTGGTTCAGTGCGCCAGGCGCGCAATCCACCGGCCCGTCGACCGAGCAGGCGAATGGCAGGTCGACGCGTCCGCTGGCCGGTATCGTTCCCGCCTGCGTGCACAGGTACAGATTGCCATCCACCGCCTGCGCGCGCGCGCCCACCGGTATCGTCACGCCCGCCAGGCCCGTGCAGGTGGCGATGACGGCGGTGGGCGTACCGGGCTTGCGGTCCAGGAAGTAGATCCGCCCGATGGCGTCCTGCATCCGCCCTTGCGCATAAGCCGGGTCGACCTGGTTCACGTAGGACGCGAACTCGTTGTTCTTGTCGCCGATGATGGCGGTGGTGCTGGAGGCCAACTGGCCCTGGGGCGTTTCCAGCGCGGGATTCAGCCCGCCACCGAAGGCCGCGTCCATGTCGGACAGGACGCCGGCAAGGATGGCGGATTCGTTGGGCAGCACCAGCCCTTCCGGCGTGAACTGCACGCGCGGCACTTTCGAGATGTTCGGCATGGTTTCCTCAGAAGCTGACGGTTTGCGTCGTTCCGTCTTGCAGGGTGATTGCGACATAGCCCGCCAGGGCGCGGTCGGTATAGGAGGTCAGCGTGCAGGCCGCGTCGGCCACGTCCGGGACCGTCAACGCGGCTCGCCGGACGTGTTCCCGCACCAGCGCCAGCGGCGGCTGATGGCCCAGGAATTCTTCCCAGTACGGAACGCCCGAGGCGGTGTTGTAGAACAGCTCCCCCTTGAAGAGCTTGATGGCGCTGGCGACGTCTTGCGCCACGGCGTAGGGCTTGGACGCCAGTGCGATATTCCCCGCGGCATCGAGCACCAGGTCCCAGGCCGTCCGGTCTAGCAGCATCGTGTTCAATTGGGCGCTCCTGTGTTTGCCGGCCCGCTCTGCACGCCGGAATGCGTGTGGGTGCTGCCCACGTCCTTGCCGTTGTTGCGCAGCGTACCCAGCGTGTGCATGTCGCCCTGCCAGGTAGACGTGCCGCCGAAGGATCCACCGCCTTGTTGCACCGTCCCGTTCAGCACGATCCGTGGAGAATTCAATGCGCACTGCGCGCTGGCGTTCAGTTCGATATTGGACGCGGCCACCGTCACCTTGGAGGGCGACACGATGTGTATGCCGTCCGCCGTGAACTGCACATACTGCACCGGGGTTCCATTCAACAGACCGCCGAAATACAGCCCGTCCGCCATGTCGTGGGACCGCCAGGAACCGGGGTTGTTCTGCGCCTTCGAGGTCTTCACCAGCGAGATGTCCCGATTCGCGAAAGCCGCCATCCCGATATCCCCGACCTTCGGGTCCAGGATGACAGCGTCCGCTCCGCCCTGAACGCGGAAGTAGGGAAGACGATGCAGGACGCCATGCGGCACGGCATTGCCGGCGCCATCGAGCTGGTTGACAAGCGGCTGCACATCGACAAAGCCCACGGGCGATAGCCCGCCTGCATTCGTCACCGACACCACCTTGACCAGCGTCGCCGTGCTGACTCGGATCAGCGCCTGGCTGATCAGGAACTGCAAGGCGCCGAACTCGCTGTCACCCTGGCCGGCTTGCGCCAGCCCTGCGTATCCGTATTGCTCAGGCATTGAGGTTCCTTTTGCACACCGCCACCGACTGCCAGACGCCGCCGGGGACCTCCGCATCCAGCTTGTGGGACAAGCTCACAACGATCCACTCGCCATGCGCGGGTTCGACGGTGCTGATGACCTGCACTCTTTTTCCCAATCCGAGATGCGGGTTGTAGAGCGTCGTCAGTTGGAGCCCCTTGCTCGTAAAAGCCGGATATCCGCTCAACCCCGTTTCCGGGGCCACGAGAATCGGATCGCCCTTTCTGTATCCGCCCTCCGGCCAGACTGACAGGACGCCGCGGTCTATCGTGAAGTTGACCCGGGCGGCCTTCGCGCAGCTGCGCAATTGGTCCATGTCGGTTCCGGAAAAATAGGGATCGGCCAACACATAGTCCTCCCCGCTTTTTTCGCCCTTGTATCCCATCGATTCAGCGATATCGCACATGATTTCTTGCGCTTTTTTCGCACCGGGAAACGACCTGGCGGATGCGGGCTTCACCTGCTTGGCCCCGGCCACCTCGGCCTTGACCGTGAATACGCCCCCTGCGGCCGCCTTGCCCTCTGCACCCATTCCGTAGCCAGCCCAGGCCTCAACGATGTCCCCCTCGTAGACCAGGCAGGGAGCACCGGATTCCCCCCCTGCGTCGATCCGGACAAGATTCTTTCCCCGGCGTTCCGTCATGACGGGCCCTATCGTCGTCAGCTTGTTCATCAGGTCTTGATTCAGTCCGTGGATCAGCAGGGTCATCGGACTGTTTTCGAAGGTCGTATAGGCAGGAATGGTCACCGACATCCGGTAGCCGCTGAGCGTTACTTCCGGCCCCTGCTCGTCGCCGAACTTTCCTTTACCCAGGCTGATGGTCACGTCCAACCGGCGCTTGATGAAGCTCATAGTTCCAGCGGCTCCAGGTAGGCCAGGACGAAGCGCGATCCGAGATCCTGATATTGCGGGTCGGCGTGGCCCTGGGTGTCCACAAAGGCCAGATCCCCAACGAAGCCCAGGTAAGCAGACCGCACCAGCCGTACTCGATCATGGCAAAGCACCGTCGTCACGATGGGCGCATTGTCGAGTTCAAGATCCAGATAGAGTCCCGTCGACTTCTGGTAGACGGCGATCTGGCAGTTCTGCCCGGACAGCACGACGCTGAGCGTTTGCGCCGGCACGGGCCTAAGGGGAATTCTCTTCATTGGATGGGCTCCAGATCCGCCACCTTGTTCTGGTCGCGCCGGGGATAGGCGTCAATCCCGAACGCCTGTACCTGGCCATTGCTCACTTCATTCGCGCCGCTGGGGTCCTGCGTGGCCGGCGATAGCTGGACGGCCGTCTGCCGGACTTCCTGCAGAGTCAGTTCAACGATCAGGAGGCTGGAGCCGTTCTTGTCGGCGCGGGTGTATGAGTACTTCACCAGGTTGGCCGACGGATAGACGATCTCTGGCGTCGCCACTGAATACAGTTCCGTGCTGCCGACGATGCGCTCCAGCACGGACAACATGACTTTGCGTGACACCGGATCGCCGCCATGCGCCAGCTTGATGGTCGCTTCGAATGGCGCATCGACCTTGTTGAAGGACGAGAATCCGCCCTGCTCAACCGGATAGCTGGATATCTGGCCGCTCTGATTGAAGGTGATTCCAAGGAACGTCTCGAAGACCAGCATCTGCTGCCCATCGACGCCATACAGCCCCCAGCGAGGAGGACCGAAGATCCTGTCGGTCAGCGCCGCAAGTTCGAAGCTTGCCCGTTCGGAAACCGAAGGAAGGAGCGCTGCGCGGAAGACAGCGGGGACGCCTGGACTGTTCGGAACATCGGGAAAAGGAATAAGCGGCATCAGAACATCCCCGTATTGCCTTGTTGGACGAGATTCTGGGAGCGCCCCACACGCCCCAAGTCGCGGGCGACTCCCTCGCCGTCCGTCGCTTGCGTCATAACCGTAATGGGGCCGTGGATATGGGTTTCGGACGTATTGCTGGTGGTTGCCGTGCTGCTCGGGATGGCGGCAGCGCTGGCTTGGGCGACTGCGGCCGTCGTAGCCGCAGCTGCGGCGCCTCGTTCCTGATCTTCGAGGAAAAGCGTCCCATAAATTGCCCCGGCAGCGGCGGCGAGCTTGCGCTCTTCGCTTGAGCTGGCCCCTTCGGACTTGTTCAATCCGAAGTGGCGGTACACGGCCACGCTGGCCTGGGCCGGGGTGGTGGCAGCGGCCAGATGTACTCCCGCCCTGCGCCTGGTGCTCTCCAACTCACTGGCGACGAAATCCAGTTGCTGTTCAACCGTGGACTCGCGCAGGTCCATGCCATACATGCGCTTGAAGTCGGCCTGGCGTCGCGGATTCCATAGTCCGATGCCGGCGGAAACGCCATCAGCGCCCACGGCCCTGGGGTCCAGGTTGCTTTGGGCCTGCAGGTTGGCCACCACCCCCACGGCCGCCTCCCGGGTGTAGCCCTTGGCCTCGAAGTACCTGACTGCGTCGAGAACTTCCTTGCGCTTCAGCGCGGGATTTCTCATCGCAGCCAGGTCTTCTTGCTCGCCTCCATTCAGATCTTCGCTAAACAGGAACAGCGCAGCGCCAGCCGCCGCACGCCCAGCCAACTTCAACGCCGCAGGTCCCAGGCCTCTCAACGCACCCAGTCCACGCGCCGCGCCTGCGCCACCAAGGGTTCCGAGAGCCGTAGCCACGGCCCCCAAGGCAAATGCCAGGCTCAGCAGCGAATTTGCCCAGGAAAGAATCTTGAGCGCCCCCAGCGCTAGCAGGACGTTTTGCCATCCTCCCACCGCCTGCGCCGCCGAATCGACTGCATCAATGAACTTCACGATGGCCTGCGCCGCGCCGTCGACCCACTCGACGATTTCGTCTCGGTTCTCAAGCAGATAATCGCCCCAGCCCTGTGCGAGCGAGATAAGCCGCTCGAACGCCGGCATGAGCGCCAGCAGCACCCTGACGCTCACCGATTCAAAGGTATCGCGCAGATCCAGGTAACGGTCGCGCAGCTGCGCGGCCGCTTGCGCATCGTTGCCGGAGATGGCTGCGCGTTTCTCCTGGACCTGAAGCATCCGCTCGAGCTCGTCGGGCCCGCGCTTGAACAGATTGAACAGGCCCTCGCTGATGCCCATGTCCTGGGCCGCCAGCGCGGCTTGGCCTCTGTCCTTCTGGTAAAGATCGGCAATGATCCTCGACCTGGCCAGAAGGTAGGTGTTCCCGTCCTTGAGGTCGCCGACATTGCCGCCGTTGCGAAAGAACGCGGGTAGCGAGTCCGCGGCGGATCCGCGGTTGAATCTGGCTACCTCGACCGAGGATTCCCTCAATTGGGCGGAAATGGCTTCCGCAGTTCCGCCAGCCCGCTCGGCCGCCTTCTGCCACGCGGACAGCCGCTCGGTGCTCATATCCAGATTCTGGGCCATTTGGGCCAGACTGACCGCACCAGATAGTCGGTCCGCCGCGGAACGCTTCGGATCGAAACCCGCAGTGACGAGCAAGGCATCGATGATGGTAGCCATGCAATTACCTCGGTTCAGCTAGGACGCGCCTGTTGTGTGCGTCCACCGCAATCACCTCAAGCAGGTTGTACAGGTCTTCGGCACCGTAGACCGTCTGCAGGTCGTGCAGCAGGCCCGGGTGCCGGGAAATCACCACGCCAATGATCCGGGGGATATTGGCGTAGCGAATCAGGCGCGCGCCGCCGTCGTGGACTTGGAGCCCGAAGTCGATGGGACGGCGGCCGTAAAAAAATCCAGGTGCAAGCCCAGGACTTTCTTGCGCAACGCGAACAGCGTCGCCACCTCCTCGACATCGCCTGACATGAGCTCGCGCGTCACGTTCGGGCTGGGCTGGATCTGGACGCAATCCATCATCTTTTCCAGCAGCGGCTTGGCGCTCTCGAAAGGCAGCTTGGCGATGGCCTTCATGCCCATGGCGGCCACGCCGGCCAGCCCTGCCTCTGCGATGTTGTCCGGGATTTCCACCCCGGCGTTCATCAGCGAGAACAGCGCCCGACCGGCCCATTCCTCGGCGTCGTAGGCAGAAAGCTCCGTCAGGATGAACACCTTGCCCTTGTCGCGCCCTTCGGCGCCGATGGTCAGGGTTATTTGCTTTCTGGCCATGTCACACCAGCGCCGGAGAGACGTTCTGCCAGGTGATCTGGAACGCCATGGGTTGGAGCATCGCCTTGGCATCCGGCGCCGGCGGAATCTGCGTCAGCACGCCGCGGGTCAGCGTGTACTTGCGGTCGATCGACGGGATGTTGAGGGTGCCGTTTGCATAAAACACTTCGCGGGCCGTTTCACTGGCTGCCATCCAGATCTCGAAGACGCGCATGGACGGGGAATCGGGCTGGATCGTGATGGTCTGCACGCGGGGAACCGGCACGTAGCCGGCCGACATGCGGCCGTCCACGCCCATGGTTACCTGCGCGGGCTTGGCAGCCTCGAAGGTGAAGGCGCTGTCGGAAGCGTAGCCCTCGATCTTCTGCGGCACCGGAAAAACGCCGCCCACCGCAAGCATCAGAACCGAGTTGGCACTGGTCAAAGTCGCCATGTTGAATCCTTAAAGAATGGCCAGCGAGGCCAGGGTGATCTGCTGGACGGAACCGCCGTCCAGGTACCAGAACGTCATGGGCGGGGTGCCGCGGGCCTCTCTCACCTGCGGCGTCGCGTCCTTGATCTGCAGATACCAGCCGCGGGTCTGGAGCGTGTCGGAGATATCCACACCGGCCTGGCTGTTGATCTGCGCCTTCTGCTGGCTCGACAGCGTCACGCCGGCGCGGATGGCGCCGAAGTTGACCGCGGCGTTGATCGGGTCCAGGCAGGCAGCGTCGATCAGCGTGTAGCCGTCGATGTTGTAGGGAATGGCGTTCACCTGGGTCAGCAGCGTCATCAGCGCCTGCTGAAACGCCGCGTTCAACCAGATCTGGTTGACGTAGGTGTCGACCCATTTCCAGTTGCCGCTGATCTGGCCCGGGTACAGGAAGCGGAAGCGGTCGTTGCTGGTGGCGTAGTCGCCGTAGAAGTTGTAGCCGTTGTCGATCAGCGTCTGAGCGGTGGTCGCGTCAGTCACGGAGAACGCGAGGCCCGACTGGCCCTTGAACGCCAGGGTGGCGCGGCCGTTGGTACGTTCGAAGTCGAGCGATGCAACGGCGCCCAGGACGAAGGCTGCATGCAGCACGTCCTTGTAGACCGGCACGGAGCCCGAGTATTCATTGGCGCTTACGACAGCCGCCCAGTTGGACGTGTTGCCCTGCTGGGTAGCGGTGATATCGGTGTCCCAGCCGACGTAGGCGTAGCGGTCGCCCTGGGCATTCGTCCACGCCGAAAACGCCACTTTGCCGGCCGTATCGGGCTCGAAGGTCGTCATGAACGCCGCCCAGTTCTGGGTCAGGTCGGTAATCCGGCCCATGTCCACCGCTGGAATGCCGGCCGCGGCACCCAGCGACACCTTGGCGCCAGCGGCCTGCGTCAGCTTCAAGCCCGACGCGAGGGTGCCGCTGCCATAGGAGATCGTGCTGGCGACGCCATCGGTGGCCGAGACGATCACGAAAGCGGCACGCTGCGCATCGTAGGTGCAGGTGGCGCCCATGGCGGTGAACCCGGCTTCGATGATCGTGGCGGCGTTCGAGAAGCTCGTTGCCGTCGACAGGTCGATGCTGGCGGAGGTCTTCGCCACGCCGTCCACGGTCACCGTCAGGATGCCGGACAGCGCCTGCAGCTGGGTCAGCGTCACCGCGGCCATCGAGCCGCCGCGCAGATAGGCGGAAACCGCTGCCGCCGGATACTGGGCATACAACAGATTGCCCGGCTTGCGGGTCGAGTTGTCGAAGCCGTTGAAGTAGACGTCGGCCAGGGCGGCCTCGGTCGAGGTCGGACCGAAGAAGCGCTGTACGTCGCGCGGGGTCGCGAAACTCTGGACGGTGCCGATGGGGACGGCGGTATCGTGGGTCAGGATCAGGCCGTTCAAATCGAGCGCCGATCCGCCGGCGGAGATCACGCCAGGCACTACCTGGACGATTTCACTGGCGGGAATGGACATAGGATTAAGCTCCCGTAGGGTAGGTGGTGTCGGCCTCGATGAGGCCCACGTGAAGGTGATCCGCAAACTGCTGCGGCACGCTGATGGAAGGGTTGAACTGCAGGACGGCGTCGAACCACCACCGCTCGAAGGTCTGGCTTTCCCCGCTCTCGAAGGGCACTTGCTTGAGCTCGCCCGCGTACAACGGCTGGGTTCGTCCCAGATTCCCCAGGAACTCGCACCCGTACTGGCTGCGCAGGGCGATCGAGAGCGTAAGCGCCAGGTCCAGGGCCCGCGCCCCGTAGCCATCCACGCGGGCAGACCATTGCGTGGCCTGGGTCATGATCCGCTTCCCCGCCGCGGGCGACGGATCGGCATAGGCCATGACCGGCACGGAAAGTCCCTGCGCCGCCAGCGGAGTGATGACGACGCACTCGCGCGGTGGCGCGGGAACCCAACCGGGTAGACCGCGGACAACGTCGCAGTCGACCAAGGTCTTGAAGAATGCGGCGAGGTCCTCTACCAGCTGGTTTTCAGTGATGCTGATCTGAACGCTCATGGAGTTGGATTCCTGCTGAAGAAGACTGGCGCCGAAACATCGCGCCCAAATGCAAAAGCCCCGGCACGTGGCCGGGGCTGCATTTCGGGGTTGCATTTGTCAGGGGCGCAATGCCCCGGACAAATTGTGACCGATTGCGTGACCGTTGGGGCGGGGTCTTGTGACGGTTCCGTCACATGCAGTGCAAAGAAGTTCGCCCCCTGCCCCAGCAGTGAAAAAGCCGGGGCCACGCGCCCAAAACAAAAAGCCCCGGCGCGTGGCCAGGGCTGCATTTGCTTGGGGCGCAATGCCCCGGACCCATTGTGACCGATTGCGTGACCTATGGGGCGCGGTCTTGTGACGGAACCGTCACACGCCACGCGTAGGTTCGCCCGTGCCCGCCTTTCTCGGGCTCTTGAATCAGCACGCTGCCGGTATCCTGCAGCGCATCCATGGCCCGCTGGATGCCTCTTTGCAGGCGCGTCTTTTCGGGAACAGACAAAGGCCGGCCGCGCGACACATGACGGACCAGCTCCATCAAACGGAATGAGCGGCCGGGATAGCAGGCCATCAGATCCATCACCTCGTGCGCGTACTTCACGCCAGCCTCCTTTCCACCAGGCTGCGGAAAAGACCCAGGTACAGTTTGTATTCGGTTTCGGTCAGGGCCACGCCGGTCGTATCGGCAATCCAGTCCAGCGCCTTGGCGCGGCGCGCGCGGCCATCCAGCTGGCCGAACATCACATTCTTCTGCGGGTATTCGGCAATGATGATCATGCGCTCGTGCCAGGGCAGCGCGGCATGCATCGCCTCGACCTCCATGGCGTGGTGATGGTTGATGGGCCGGTAGTCCTCCTCTTCGGAAAGGTACACCTCCATGTTTCCCACCGTAGCGCCGGACCAGGTCCAGCGGGCCCAGTTCCAGATCAGATCGTCACCCGTCAATTTACTCATCAGCCACCTCGCATTGTTTACCTGTCTTGCCGCTGGAACCGTTCTGCAGACGGCCCTCCGTATCCTGGCTTTCGCCCTTGGCGCGCTTGAGCATGTCGGCGATGCCCTTGCTCGGGTGGTCGCCGCGCGCGATGCGCGCCTCCCACTTTTCGATCCAGCTCCGAGGCGGGCGTCCGCGGTCCCGCAGCACCTTTTGCGCGCCCATCTTCTTGAGTGCCGCCTCGGCCTCGGCGCGCGTGGCCAGCGTCTGGCCGGGCGCGGGCAGCGCTGGACGAGGCAGCGGGATATCCGCCCACACGCCCTTCGCCAGCTCCTCGTTCAGCGTCTTCTCCCAGCGCGCCTTGATGGCGCCGTAGGTGCAGCCCAGCAGATCCACCGTGCTGACGCCCACCGCGGCCCAGTACACCGCCGGATGCGACCAGACACCGGGCTCGCCGCGCCTGCGCGCGGACAGGCCACGCACGGCCTCGTGATAGGCCACTTCGGGAACCATCCACGGGCAACATAATTTGATGAACTGCGGCAGCGTCGGCGGCCATTCCTGGGTCAGGCAGGCGACCAGGCCGCGACGCACCTGCACCTCGTCCAGGCCCGCCAATTTCTGGTTCCATGAATCCTTCAGTTCACGGGCAGTCAGGCCCTGCCATTGCTGCGCGAACTTGGCGCCGTACATCAGCAGCATTTCATTGACCACCAGCGCGCCCATGGCGGCGGAAGGAATGTCAGCGGGTTGCATCGATCGTCCCCATGAACCGCTCGCGCGGCCGGCCGTCGTCGGCCAGTACTTCTCGCAGCTCCTCGGTCCAGTCGGCCAGGCGTTGCGCCCTGCCTGCCGGATGGCCCGCTGTAGCAGGCGTGCGCGGAGGGAAGAGGCCCTGGTACCCGCCCGCGATGCTGTTCGCGATCACGGCCCCTGGCGGATGCCCTGCGGCCAGATAGGCGGCAAGCTGTTGCAGCTGACGCCTGGCGCCCTCCTGCGTCACCGGCTTTTTGCGCGCCTTGCGGTCGGCAATCCAACTGACCCAGTCCTCGCGGTCCAGCCAATCCGGCAGTTCGATCACGGACGCGTCGAATCCGGCCCCCCGCTTGCGGGAGGTGTGTTCTTTTGGTTCCTGGTTCTTGGTTCCTGGTTCTTGGTTAGCTTCCGATCCGCCATCTGCCGGGCCATGGCCGGGTTTCTCGTCGAAACCCATGGGAAACCCGCTGGGTTGTTCCGGATTGCGCTCTGCCAGCCTGGGCCTGCCGCCTCGCCGGCCGTTGGCCTTGGCGGTCTCGGCCTTGACGTGATACGCGGCAATCTCCACGTCCGCCCGTTTGTTGTGCCAATGGCCATCGCGCAACACGAAGAACTCGGCCAGCACCTGCGCGGCCGCCTCTCTTTCTTCTTCGCTACGGGCCCCCACCCACCGGAATACCTGCTGCAGGTTGTCCACGATGGGCTGCTCTTCGGCGTAGTACCGGCGCAGCAGGCGGCTGTAGATGGCATCTTCAAGCAAGCTCAGATGCGCCGTGGCCTGCGCGTAGTCACCGATGTTGTGGCTGTAGTAGTTCATGCGTGTTTTTGCATCCCCGCCAGTCTTACCTCGCTATCATTTTTAAATCTTAGAATGCTAAGATTCTAAATGCAAGCCAACTAAGATTGTTTTTGTTTAGCATCCTAAGATGACCTTTCAGAAGCGAATCACACAGGCGTTCAACGAGGAAGCGGCCCGTCGTGCGGACGCGGCCGAACCGCGCCTTACCAAGACAGACCTATGGAAGGCAGCCGGCGCCTCTTCCGGCGCGGCGACGCATTGGTTCAATGGGTCCAACGGCATGGATATGGCGACCTGCATCAAGGTCGCCCCGCTGCTGCGCGTGAACGCGCAATGGCTATATGACGGCACCGCCCCGAAACTGCCGGCACGCGATGGATCCCTGGCCGCAGCGGTGCTGGCGCCCCCTCCGTGGCCCTTCCCCGGCATCCCGGAAGAACAGGTGCGGGCATTGCCCCCGGATCAGCTGAACAAATTGCAGGGCGCGCTTGCATTGGCAATCGCGCAATTGAAGCTGGGGATTGACGTCTCCCCTGCTACCGCCGCGCCACAAATGCCGACGGTCCTGCGCAGCGACTCGCTGGTGGACACCTATTTGTCCCGGGACGAGTTCCCCATGCGCATCGATGGCCTGCCTGCGGCGCCCTGGGAAGGCGGCAAGACCACGCGCCAGACCGAACGCGAAGGCAGGGTCCGGATCAGCACCCAGAAAGGCGTGGTTGCCAATGTGGGCGTGGGCGAACCGCCCGCGGCCAACGACAGATTCGAGAAGGTCCCGGAACTGGCCGACGTGCGCCTGGCTGCGGGCGACCCCATCGAAAACCATGCCGAAGAACAGACCGGCATGATCCAGTTCCGCAAGTCTTTCCTCAGGTCTGTAGGCGCGGACAACGGCCGAGGCCGCGTGGTGTATGCGAAGGGCGACAGCATGGAGCCCGTCATCCGCGACGGCGCTGCGTTGCTGGTGGTCCCCAACGAAAGCCTGACGCTGCAGGACATCGCCGCCGGCGGGGTTTATGCCATCAACTACGACGGCAAGATGATCGTGAAGACGATGGCCCGGGAACGGCTAACCGGGCAATGGGTGGCGCGGTCGTTCAATCCCTTGCACGATGACATCCCGCTGGAGAACGGGGCATCGGTGCGAGTGTTGGGGCGGGTTGTGTGGGCGGGGGCAAGGTTGCGGGATGATGAGGCGGGGCAGTGGAGGGCTGAGTGAGGGGAGTCTCCAGGACCTTACGTTTCGGGTAGTAGCGGGAGTCAGTTCACTCCGGTGGCTTTTACTCGACCGGAATTTGACGCGCTCTTGCGCTGTGCGTTGCGGTGCAGGCCTGGCGCAATAGATCTCCGAAAGCGTAAGAATGGCGACCAATGAAAAAACACTTCGCTTTCGCGCAAGCAAAATCTTTCTGTCTCCTTCGGACGTGAAAATCCCGCTAAAGCGGGCAACAAATTCAGGCTTGTAATCCGATCCAAAGCTCATACAATCGGCAAGGCAGCACCCCTCGATTATTCCTTTATACGCCTTTGGAGACAAAATGTTCCGGAGACTTGCGAAGAAGCTGCTGCTTTCCGTTCCCGACATTCGCCGGTTGATAAAGGAGCGAGACACAGCTCAATCTGAGCGTGACGTAGCACGACGCGAGATTGAGGAACTTCGCCTCCGAATGGCATCCACCGAAAGCGAGCGCCGTGGCCTTACAGAACGATTGGCTCATGCACTCCCAGAACACTCCAAGACAGTCTTTTCCCACTGGGGTGAAGACTGTATCGAACAGTTTATCTTCCAGAATTTGAATACCGGTCGATATCTTGATATAGGCTGCTACCACCCCGCTCTGTACTCCAATACCATGGCCCTGTATCAGCGTGGATGGACAGGAGTCAACGTTGACCCGAATCCTTTCATGATCGAACAGTGCGGAAAATTCAGGCCCAAAGACACAAGTATCAACAAGGCGGTAGGTGCTAAGAAAGGCCACATGGAGTACTACAACTTCCACGATTGGGCCTCGAGTAATACCGCGAACAAGAACTTCGCTAAGGCTGTCGCCGCTGTCAGCGAGGTAGAGGTTCCCGCACCGACGCTGGTGGAGGTGCTGACCCTGGCGGACCTCATCAATGAGTACTTGCATGGGAAGGCGCCAGATTTTCTCAATATTGACGTTGAAGAATTGGATATCGAGGTGCTTGATTCTGGCGATTGGGAATCCCACAGGCCCTCAGTGGTAGCCGTCGAAGACATGAGCTTTGTTGCAGATCGACCGGCTGATTCCACTATCCACCGATTTATGCGAGAACGCGATTACATTCTCTTCTCGCGGTGCGTTTTCACCAGTCTTTACATCGAACGAACGTTCAACAACTCTGGCCCAAAGTTCCCCTGCTGATCCACCTATGTCGGATGTCCCATGGCTTCCGTGTTTTGGATCATGACTTTGCTCCATCTTCACGCCCGAAAAAAGATACCGTCTTACCCGTCAAGAGATTAGGCGTATCCCGAGAGATAGCATGGACACGCTTGAGCATACCGCAGCACAGATGGCCAGCTTTCTCATTGCAGCGCCGAGCACGGACATCTTGCCTGTACCGGCGTCCAGCAGTCGGACGTAGAGGGCTTGGACATGCGAGTGGGTGTCATGATCTATGCCGAGCGGCCTCTGGCTGTGAATGAAACGTCGGACCTGGACTTTTGCAAGCACCACACGCCTCCTCCGAGTCCATGGCAGGATGCCGATGAATTCGTGGGGAAACCTCAGAAGTCTGAAGCCTTTTTTTCAGAGTACCGGTAGTTCCCGCTGTCGGTAGGTACGTCGGAACAAAGAAATACCTCGCTTACGTTGTCCTTCCTGGCCCGATATAGAGTGCGTTTACACCGTGACCAAGGCTAAGGGGGATTCCAGCCATGTCCAGGGGCTGATGGCGAAGTTTGCCCTCCACCGGCCGCCGTCGTGCAGAATTCAGAGCGATGTGCCAGGACGACTTAAGCGCAGATGGGATCAGCGTGGGGTTTGCCAAAGCAAAGAAAGGAGAGACAGAGACGTGGCGTGGTCGAATGGACTTCTGCCCTGCAGGATCGGTTCAATGAACTGGGGAGCATTGAACGCCAGACTTCATGTTCGTTTGGCCGACTCGCCAGGGACACCCGTACACCGAGCAAGGCTTCAAAGCCATGTGGAATCGGATCATGGAAGACTGGCGCAAGCTCCCTGGAACCGAGCGGTTCACGCTCCACGATCTGCGTGGCCTACTACGTGACGGTGATGGTCGGCAGAGGCGAAAAGATCCCGAGACACACGCCAACCCTGCCACCACATGAAGGGCGTACGACCGGCGTCGAGCCGAGAAAATCAAGAATGCCTGATGTCACCAATAGGCGTTCTTGCCACCATCACATCAAATAAAAAAGGCACTTCGCCTTCGCGAAAGTGCCTTATCTTCATTGAATTCTTTGGGGTGGCTGATGGGGCTCGAACCCACGACAACCGGAATCACAATCCGGCGCAATTCCTAGGTTTTATGCGGTTCTCCGCGCGAAACTGGTGGCATCGCACCAAAAAATCGCCTCGGTTTCATGCGGTTCTCCCGGGCGTCGCCACCACCAATTTGCCGCCCTATACTGGCCCTTCCGATGGGAGGGACCATGTGCAGCCACTATCAGACCCTGAAGGACGCGGAGTACCTGCTGAAGAAATTCGGGGTACCCGAGAAGCCCAAGACTATGGGCAAGTACGACATGTGGCCGAAGTATCAGGGGCCGTTCATCCGGCGCCCTCCCGAACATGATGCGGGCGATGAGGCCGTGCCGGAGCGGGAGGCAGTTGTTGGGCGCTGGGGACTGATCAGCGCCATGACCAAGGCGGACGGCCTGGACAAGGCCAGCAAGCTGTCGACCTTCAACGCCCGCAGCGAGACGGCGGGCAAGTCCTTCACTTTCGGCAACGCCTGGCGTCGGGCACAGCACTGCATCATCCCGGCCGATGCAATCTTCGAGCCTGACTGGCGGTCAGGCGCCGCGGTGGCCACACGCTTCACCCGGGCTGACGGCGCGCCGCTGGGCATCGCCGGCCTGTGGGACCGCTACCGGGACGCCGCCGGCCAGTGGCAGGAGAGCTACACCATGCTCACCATCAACGCTGACCAGGATCCGCTCTTCCAGAACTACCACCAGGCCGGCAAGGAAAAGCGCATGGTGGTCATCCTGCCGGAAGGCGCCTACCAGGACTGGCTCACGGCGCCGGTGGCCGACACCCGCGATTTCCTGGTGCCCTACCCGGCCGACCGGCTGGTGGCCACGCCCATGGGGACGGGAAAGCCCGATAGCTGACCCCTATTGCCGACGGAATATACTGGATGCCTGACCAGTGTTTTCCGCCATGCCGTTCAAAGACCCGCTCACCTTCGCCGACCTCCGGGCCATCCGGGAGCGTCAGCCCTGGAACCCTGATGTCCTCTCCCTGCTATGGGAGGTGAAGCGCCTGCGCGCGGCCCTACTGCGCCTGCATCAGGTGTCCTTCGAACTGAAGCGGCCCGCCGGCCTGACAGGCGACATTTACGACGATCTGCTGGCAGGCCTGGCCAAGGAGCCCTGTGTGTTGGAGCGGGACCAGATGACAGCAGAGCTGCTGGAAGCGCCGCGCAGACTGCGTAAGGGGATGGCGCCGCGCTAGGCTAGGTAGTACCGCCACACTATTGCAAGCCCGCCCCCCAAGCGCAATACTGACCTTCCCGTGTTCTTCTTTTGGAGGGTATAGCAATGCAACGCGACGACATCCGAAAGTTGGGCGTCGAGGCTGCCCGCGAAGGCTTGACTCTGTGGGATTGCCCCTACTATTGCGCCGCGGCCATGCCCGGGCACACAGGTGAACCGATCACGGCATGGCGCGAGAAGGTCGAAGCTTGGGAAGCTGGGTGGTTAGCGGAAATGAAATGTTTGAGACCCCCGGGAAAGACGAGGTTCGCACCGCTGTCAGTTGAGCGGCGCCCCAACTGAACTATGTGCTAACGCCCCTGCAATGGGGCGTTTTCATTGGCGGCATGGCTACGGTCTGGCCCAAGCGTCTACCACTGTCTGATGCCGTGCCGCGCACTCTGCATACTGGAAGGCCAGCGCCACATGCGCCTGCGCCAGGTCGTCCCAAGAGGGCGAATCAACGCGCGGCACCGGCGGGCACGGCGCGCTGAGGTTGACGGGCAGCGTTGGCCGCGTCGATGGCTTCGTTGGTTGCGCGCACCCGGCCAGGGTCGCGCACGCAGTCAGCAGGCAAAGGGCGCTGAACGATTTCACGGGTATACCTCTCAATGACCTTGGGCTGGGCAGTGGCGAGCGTGTGCGCGGTGTCGGCCAGGCTCTGCGACAGCCCGGTCAGCCGCTCGGCCTCAGTCTTGAATTCCTCGAGGCCTGCCACGCGGTGGGCTTCCTGGCACTCGGCCCGACCGGCCGCACGCTGGGCGTGCCCGTACCAGGCGACGGCACCTGCGGCCAGGGCCAGAGCAGCAGCCCCGATCAGGTATGGCGCCGCGGCGCGCAGCAGCGGGTTCATGCCTGCCCCTTCCATTCGCGCGGAATCTGGAAGTGCGGCCCATCCTTGAACGACTTCCAATCCCCGCCCCACTCCACCGGCACGCCCAGCTCCGCGGCGCAGGCTTTGACCACCGCGGCCAGATCGGCGAACGCTTGCCAGTCGCTCCATGGGATCGACCCACTCACCAACGGCGCCAGGTCTACCGCATGGCCGAGCCCGTCCGCTTGAGGCAGGTGAAAGCTGTTCATGGTCTTGCTGGAACCGCGCGCGACGTATTCGCGTTGCTGCGCCAGCGTGCGCACACCTTCTACCACCGTGAAGTCGACAGCCGTGCGCTCGATCGCCATCTTCACGACGGCGACTAGGTCAGGATGCACGCCAACCAGACGCGTCAGGCTGCGCTGAGAGAGTTGAAACTTGCTCATTTCGGATCACCGCCAAACTTGAAAGAAATCAGCCTGCGGGCCGCTAGCTCCAGGACCTGCTCACCCAAAATCCCCAATGCCGCGCCAGCTCCCACCACCACCGGCATAGGAGCATCCGGGAATGGGATATAGATCAGCGCTGCCACCGTAGCAACCGCGCTCCCCAAGATCGTGCGGCCGACCACCACGCGCCAGGAAAGGCGCTCCGTGCTAGTCAGCGCCCGCCCAACGGCAATGAGCGCGCCAATGCCAGCCAGCCACGCAAGGTTCTTTTCAAACTCGTTCATCCCGTCTCCTATGGACGAAAAAAAGCCCGCCGAAGCGGGCAAGCTATGCAGTCTGGCCAGGTCGCTCAGGCCACGCGAAATCGCGCGGAAAGCCTGGCGACTGCTCAATGCGATTGAGAGCGACGCGGTAGCGCTTCCATGCAGTCAACGCAGCCTCCTCCTCAGCCGTCGCCTCACCAACGTCCACGGCATCCTGAAGCGGGGCGATGCGAATGGCGGCCTCAGCCAAGAGCGTGTCTCGCTCGCCCAGCGCGCGCCGCCGTAACGCCTCATCGGTCTCCGGCGGTCGATCCTGCAGCATGGGATAGCCGCGCTCGTCCGCGACAATCACGCGCCCAAGGGTCGTTCCCATCAGCAGTTCTTCGTGTTCGACTGCGCCGCGCTCCAGCTCAACCGCGTCCGGAGGAATGTCGTCTCCGTGAATTTCAGGCACGTAGAAACCCTTCGTGCTCATCGAGTACAGAACTTTTTCCATATCCATCCTCAGATTCCGATGCAAAACCAGCAGATCGCTTGCGCGGTACTCACCGCCCCGCCGGTGGGACCAGGCTTGTAGACAAAAATCTTGCAAGTTGTTGGCGTCGGAAAGTTCGACGCTTCTGCCCAGGCGGCATTGGGAGCGTCGTAATCGTCTGGGCCAATGCAAACTGCTAGCGGAGCCATCAGCGGGCCACTCGGGAAGGCAATAGGAAATACGACGTTGTAGCTGTTGAAACCCGCCGCAGACCCCCATTGCAGAATCATTCCGTTGGGTAGGCGCACATAACCAGGGCTTGACGCATTCCAGTTCGCTCCCTTGAACGCGTCGGCGAGCTTTTTCGGCGTGATCGCTGTGTCGTCGTTCACCAGCCCCTGGGCCAATGCTGAGGTCGTGACCTTGATCAGCCCTGTCCGCGTGTCTGTCGCATTCCGTGCCGACAAGGCCCCCGGCGACACCGCGATACTGAAGTCAGTTCCTGCCGCAGTTTCCGTGTCAGTCGCAAGTCGAACTAACCCGCGCCGCAAGAACGTGGAAGTGAGTTGGGCCAACCCTGCAGGGGTTACCGCCTTCGTATCGTCGACGCCTGCGATAACCTCCGGCGCGCTGGCTAGGCCAGCCCCCAACGAGATCCAGCCAGTCCCGCCGCCATCGGGATCGGTCACATTATTGTCTTGAAGATTGAGCCATCTCGAGTTCCCCAGAGAAGCCGAAAGTACAGCCCCCTTCGGATACCCACCGATCGAACTGGCAAAAGTCGCGTCATATCGGTATGAAGCGCCCGCTTGGTTCCAACGAGTGGCTGCACTCAAGAAATTCAAAATGCCGTTGAAGTCAGCTCCATAGGGTGGAACGCCACCCGCCGCCAGCGGCGTCATTGTCAGCGGCGGGAAGCCGTCCGTGAAAGACGCTGCGCCGGGCGTGACGCCAATCTGCGACGCGACCGGAATGGCGTTCTTTGTACCGCTATCCGCAAATGGGACTGCCGATTTGGTGGGTGCGTTGCTAGTTTGCATTGAGAAGCCCCGAAGAGGTGAAGAAGACGCCTGAGCCAAAGGGCTGCATGAGGCCTTCGTTAAATCCGAATGTGGTTGGCAAGTCGACTTGCAGAACGTTCGCCAGGACCGCTGCTGGCTTAGGTATCGCACCGGATTGGGTCATAATCGCGATCTCATAGGGCTCAAGCGCAAACTCGAACACATAGCGGAACTCCATGTTCCCGGTGTCGGACACATAGCAGCGGCCGCGGCCCGCGAAGAGGTTGGACAACAACCGGTTTAGGCTGGGAGAAGTGCAATCAGAAATGTTGGCCAACGCCTTTACCAGGATCAACTTTCGGTAGGCGTCGTCGGCAAGCCGGTAGGTGTAGGTGGCTTGCTCGCCAGTAAAGAACGGGGCCTGGTTGAACGGCTGCCAGCTGATCGCCTCTTCGTAGCCAAGGTAGCTGACGTCGCCGGGAACCGTCAGCATGCGCCCGACATCGACGATCCTGCCCCAAATGTCCAGGCCAAAGCCCTGCGCCGTCTCCACGTTCCAGACGAATGCATAGAACGCATCGAAATCTGCATCAGGGTTGATGTAGTCGTCCATGTTGTTGATCAGTTGGACGAGAGTCGGGCTGTTGGCGTACTGGCTGATGATGGTCCTGGCCACTAGACCAGGCTTAGGATGGACAGTCATACCAGGGTCACCGAAATATCGCCTGCTGTGATCGTCGGCCGGCGGTTGATTGGCACTGTCAAACTGGGCGACGTTGGTGTCGTGGTCCCCAGCTGCAGGGAAAGAATGGACACTGAAGGGCTCAACAGTGAGACGGGGGCATAGAACCGGCTCGCGTAAATGGTTGAGCCGATGCGTGCGCGCTGGCCGCCGTCGGCTCCGTTGAAGGCGTCGACGATGGCCTGCTTCGTCAGCGCGACAATGTCCGCCGGGAGAGCCGGGTTGTTAGCCAACTGGACAGCGAACAGCACCGGGAGCGCAGCCGGGGTTTCCCACTTCACCAGGTACGATGGGTAGGGATAGGCGTAGCCGTCCCGGTCTTCCACCGTGTAGGAGGTGTTACCGTTGTAGTTGGCCCCATTGCTCTTCTTTCGCCATATCGCATCCGCGATATCGACTGCCTCCCCGCCCACCACTGCGACCCAGATGGAGTGCGGAACGAGCGAAACACCGCCGATCGTCTGTGCCACGGAAAGGTTGTTTTCCGTCACGTAAACGTCGAGGACGTCAGCCACATTGGCGACATTCGCATAGATTGCAGGCAGGGACCCGCGCGCATTTAGCGCCACAGACTGGCGCCGGCGTTCCTCAAATTCCGCGCGAGACTCAACGTAGCTCCCGACTGTACCGGCGTCCGCGTTAAGCACCGAATCCCAGCCAGGGATCGCCTGATAGATCTGGTTCAGCGCACCGGGCGCGCAGTCCACCGGGCCGTCGACAGCACAAGCGAAAGGCAAGTCAATGCTGCCACCTGGGGGAATGGTGCCGGTCTGGGTGCAAAGGTACAGGTTTCCATCCACAGCCTCGGCTCGCGCGCCCACCGGGATGACAACGCCAGACAAGCCGGAGCAGGTCGCGATCACCACTGTCGGCGTACCGGGCTTTCGGTCCAGAAAATAAATCCGTCCGATCGCGTCCTGCATGCGCCCCTTGGCAAACGCAGGGTCCACCTGGTTCACATAGAGCGCGAACTCATTGTTCTTATCACCGATGATGGCCGCGGTGCTGGATGCCAGTTGGCCCTGGGGGGTTTCCAGCCCTGGGTTCAATCCGCCGCCGAAGGCGGAATCCATATCGGTCTGCACGCCGGCCAGAATTGCCGACTCTTCCGGCAGCACCAGCCCTTCCGGCGTGAACTGCACGCGCGGCACTTGGGAGCTTGTAGCCATGGCTTCCTCAGAAACTGACGGTCTGCGTCGTGCCGTCGGTCAGGGTAATTTCGATGTAGCCCGCAAGGGCTCGGTCGGTGAAACTGGTGAGCGTGCACCGCGCACTAGCGACGTCAGGAACGGTCAGGGCGGCGCGCTGGACGTTTTCGCGCACGAGGGCAAGCGGCGGCCGATGGCCAAGAATGTCCTCCCAATACGGCACGCCGGGCGCCTTGTTGTAGAACAGCTCTCCCTTGAAGAGCTTGATCGCGCTGGCGACGTCCTGAGCCACAGCGTAGGGGTTCGAAGCCATCGCGATGTTCCCCGCAGCATCCAGCACCAGGTCCCACGCCGTTCGGTCGAGCAAAAGCGTGTTCATGAATTCGGTGTTCCAGTGTTCGACGAGCCCGCCTGCACACCAGAATGGGTATGCGTCGAGCCGACATCCTTGCCGTTGTTGCGCAGCGTGCCCAACGTGCTCATGTCGCCCTGCCAGGTCGACGTGCCGCCGTATGTGCCCGCGCCTTGCTGCACGGTGCCATTGAGGACAATCACCGGCGAATTCAGCGCACACTGCGTTGCAGCGTTCAATTCAATATTCGGCGCCTGCACCGTAACCTTGGACGGCGACACCACGTTGATACCGCCTGCGGTGAATTGCACGTACTGCACGGGCGTGCCGTTCAGCAGACCGCCCACATACAGCCCGTCCGCCATGTCGTATGAGCGCCAAGACCCCGGATTGGCCTGCGCCTTGGATGCCTTCACGGCCGAGATATCCCGGCTGGCGAACACCGCGATGCCGAGGTCGCCAACCTTCGGATCCAGGATGACCGCGTCCGTGCCGCCCTGCAGCCGGAAGTACGGCAGGTGGTGCAGGACCCCGTGAGGCACCGCGTTGCCAGCGCCATCAAGCTGGTTCACCAGCGGCTGAACATCGACGAAGCCGACAGGAGCTAGCCCCCCGGCGTTCGTCACTGCTACGACACGCACGACCGTCGAAGTACTTAGCCGCGCGAGCGCTTGCCCGATGACGAACATCATCGCGCCGTACTCGTCGCCTCCCTCTGCAGGCCGGGCTTGCCCGGTGTACCCAAATTGCTCAGCCATTAATCTGCCTTTGACAAAGGATTTGCGACAGCCACGCGCCTCCAGGAACCTCTGCCTCAAGGCTGTGGACGATGCTAACGACGATCCACTCTCCGTGGGCCGCCTCGATCGTGCTGATGACCTGCACCAAGCCGCCCAGGCTCAACTCGGGGGTATAAAGGACCGTGAAGGCGATACCGCCACCCGTAAAGGTCGGGTAGCCGATCAGATTCTTCTGGGCAGAAATCTCCACGGCGTTACCCTGGCGCGCACCGTTTCTTGGCCAGATCCCCAAGACGCCACGGTCTATCGTGTAGCTGATGCCGGCGGCGCGTGCGCAGGCGCGCAACTGCTCCAGAGCAGTGCCGCAGAAGTACGGGTTGGACAACTGGGCGCTCACTCCGTTGTTTTCGAACGCAAGCTCCATTACCCCAGCGAGGTCCGATGCGATTACCGCCACATCCGTCGCCCCTCGATAGCTCCTGGCGTTGACCGGCTTCACGGCGTGTAACGCCGCAGCCAAGGCCACGACGTTGAAAACAACCTCCGGCGCGGAGTTGTAGTCCGCCCACGCTTGCGAAATCGTCCCCTCATAGACCACGCTGAGCGCCTGACCCTCGTCGCCGGCCGCCACCAGGATCCGATTGTTGCGTCGCTCCGTCATGATCGGGCCAATCACCGTGAGCTGGTTCATCATGTCCTGGCTCAGCCCGAAAATGCGAAGCTGAAGCTGGCTCTGGGAATCGCCGTTGTAGGCCACGACCGCCACGGAAACCCGGTAGCCGCTCAGCGTGACGTCGGGCCCCTTGGTGTCGCCGAACTTGCCCTCGCCAAGACTGATCGTGACGTCAATTCGTCGCTTGACGAAGCTCATAGCTCAGCCGCCTCCAAGTAGGCCAGTACGAAGCGTCCACCGAGCCCGGTGTATTCAGGATCAGCGTGGCCGCGCGTGTCGAGAAAACTCAGATCACCCAAGAAGCCTCGGTATGTCTCGCGTACGATCCTGACCCGGTCATGGCACAACGCCGTCGTCACTATCGGCTCGTGGTCCACAAAGAGATCCAGATACAGGCCCGTCGACTTCTCGAAGACGTTGATCTGGCAGCTTTGGCCTGCAAGGACAACGCTCAGGGATTGAGACGGCACCGCGCGAAGAGGGATCTGCCTCATTGGAACTCCGTCGATAGAATCAGCGGCTCGCCCGGCTCAGTGCCCAGCGGGAATGACTGCACCTGGCCGTTGCTTTGCGGGTCAGCGCCACTGGCCTCTTCCGTCTCAGTAAATTGCGCCGCCGCTGTTTGACGGACCTCTTCCAGATACAACTCAACAATCAATTGGCTAGACCCGCCACGGTTGTCCCGCGTGTACGAGTAGTTCACCAAGTTGGCCGAGGGATACACGATCTCGGGCGTCACCACCGAATAGAGATCCGTGCTGTGAACAATGCGTTCAAGCACGCCCAGGATGACATTTCTCGATGCCATGTCCCCGCTATGCGCCAGGCGGATCGCCGCATCGAAAGGCGTGTCTACCTTGTTAAAGGACGAAAACCCACCTTGCTCAACCGGGAAGCTTGATATCCGACCGCCATTCCTGAAGCGCAACCCAAGAAACGAATCAAAAACGACGGCCTGCTGGCCATCCTCTGTGTACAACCCCCAAAGGGGCGTACCGAATAGCAGATCCGCCAGCCCTCCCAACCCGATGTTTACCAGCTCGGGCAGCGATGGGATTATGGCCTCACGAAAGATCGCCGGCACACCGGGAACCTGGGGAACATTCGGAAAAGGAATCAGCGACATCAGTTGAGCCCCGTGTTGGCTTGTTGGACCAGACTCTGGCCTTTGCCTATCCCCGCAAGGTCACGCACAAGCCCAAAGCCGTCAGTTGCGGCGGTCATAACGGTGATTGGTCCGCTAATGTTTGTCTCGCTCGAGTTGGTCGTGGTCGACGTGTTCGTGTTGTTGACCATTTGCGAAGAGGACTGCGCAGCGCGCGCAGCATTTGCGGCCGCCAAGGCCCCAGCCCGCAGCGAGTCAGGCAACGCGACCTCGACGGCGACAGGCTGGGTGCTCTGATCAGCCACTAACGTCTTTTGCTCAGGAGCAGTGCCATTTTTGAGGGTTGCGGCATCTGCCAACTTGGCCAATTCGGTAGCAACTGCAGCGCGCTCTTCGGCCCTCTGCTCCTTCTTTGCCGGGATTTCAAAGTCCAGCGTTACCACCCGACTTGCATCTTCAGCAGTTTTGGCGGCCTTCAGCTTGTCGCCGGCCTCCTTGTGGGTATTGTGCAATTCCCAGTTCGCAAATGCATACTGCTGGTCCCGCGTCGATTCCGACAGCGCCACGCCCATCACCTTCTTGAACATCTCGACGCGCTCGTTGCGCCATTGAGCGACGCCAAAGGCCGTGCCGCTGTCACCGACGGCGCGATGGTCTAGCTTGCCGCCGCTCTCTGCCTGCAGGTTGTTGACGATCCCGATAGCCTGCGCACGGGACCAGCCCATCTTTTCGAACTTCTCGATGGCATCACTGGCGTCAGGAGTCAGGGAGGCATTCGCCCTTTTGGCGGTGGCGGTGGCACTCGCATCTTTCTCTGCTTCCCGCGCTGCCTTAGGTACGGTCGCCTCTACGCCAATGTCGAGCGCCTTCTTGACGACGCGCCCGATCGGCGTGTCCATGAACTCGTTTATCTTGTCGCCGAACTTCGACACCCAGCCGAAGACCTGCTCGGCGCCCTTCACCCAACTCTTCACCGTTTCATTGATCACCGCCCGGTTCTGGATAATCCAATTCCCGAACTCGATCAGTTTGTCCACTGCGAAATCGAACGCCGGCATGAGCGCAGTGAGGACGTTCACACCCACACTGGCCAGTTTGTTCATGGCCGTGTCGTACTTCCTGCGCAGCTGTTCGGCCCGCTCAGCGGCAGCAGCTTGCTCGGCCGCCGGCCCGGACTGCTCCTGGCGCCGCCGCGCGATGCCTTCCGGCCCCTCCTTGTAGAGGTTGAACTGTTGGGCATCGAGGCCCATCATGTTCGCGGCCAGCGCCGCGCGCGCGCGGTCGGTCTTGTAGATCTCCGCGACGATGCGCGCCCGCGCTTCCAGGTAAGTGTTGCCGTCCTTCAGATCGTCCGTCTTGCCACCGAACTGGAAGAACGCCGGCAGCGTCTCTGCCGCCATGCCGCGCTTGAACTTGGCGACCTGGTCGGCCGACTCGCGCAGTTGCGCGGTGATACCCTCAACCGATCCACCCGCGTTCTTAGCAGCCAACTGCCACTCGGCCAAGTCCTTCGCACTCATGTTCAGGTTCTCTGACATGCGCGCCAGGCTGGCGGTGGACTCAATCGTGCTGGATACGAAGCTCTTCAGCCCCATCCCGGCCGTAAACACCGCCAGCAAAGCTAGTGCCTCATTGCGCACACGCTTGAAGAACTGGGCAGCCTTCTTGCCCTTCTCGTCCATTTCCCGAGCGGTACGGGCCGATTCCTCCCGGGTGTGCTGCAGCGAGTCGTCGACCTCGGCCGCGCCCTGCTTGAATCCCTTGGCGTTCAGCCCCAGCGTGACAACCAGAGCATCGATAACAGTCGCCATGCTATTTCCTCGCGTTGGCCATGGCCTGCTGGTTGTGCGCGTCCACCGCGATCAACTCCAGCAGGTTGTACAGGTCCTCGGCCCCGTAGACCGTCTGCAGGTCGTGCAGCAGGCCCGGGTGCCGAGAGATCACGGCGCCGACGTTCCGTGGAATGTTGGCGTACTGGATCAGCCGCGGGCCGCCGCCTGTCCAGGCTTGGAGCCCGAAGTCGATGGAGCGACGGCCATAGAAAAATCCAGGTGCAGACCCAGCACCTGCTTGCGCAGATTTAGCAGCGTGGCCACCTCCTCAATGTCGTCGGCGATGAGCGCGCGGACAACAGCCGGACTGGGCTGGATCTGCACGCACCCCATCATCTTGTCCAGCAGCGGCTTGGCGCTGTCGAAGGGCAGCTTGGCGATCGCCTTGAGGCCCATCGCAGCCACGCCAGCCAGGCCAGCCTCGGCGATGTTGTCCGGGATTTCCACCCCAGCGTTCATCAGGGCGAACAGCGCGCGCCCGGCCCAGTCTTCGGCCTCGTACGCCGAAAGCTCGGTCAGCACGAACACCTTGCCCTTGTCGCGCCCCTCGGCGCTGATCGTTACGGTTGCCGTCTTGCGGGCCATATCACACCAGAGCCGGAAAGACGTTTTCCCAGGTGATCTGGAACGTCATGGGTTGAAGGATGGCGCGCGCGGTGGGCGCCGAGGGAATCTGCGTCAGCACGCCCTTGGTCATGACGTACTTGCGGCCGATCGACGAGATGTTCAGCGTGCCGGTGGCGTAGAACACCTCACGCGACACTTTCATGGCTGCCAGCCATGCCTCGAAGATGGTCATGGAGGGCGAATCCGCCTGAATCGCGATGGTCTGCACGCTCATGAAGGGCGTGTAGCCGGCCGACATGCGCCCGTCCACGCCCATGACGGCCTGGGCGGGCTGCACGGCGTCGAACGCGAACGCATCGTCCGTGGCATAGCCCTCGATCTTCTGAGGGACGGGGAAGATGCCGCCGACGCCGAGCATCAGGACGGAATTTGCACTGGTGAGAGTAGACATGTCGGTCGCCCTTACAGGATGGCCAGGGATGCGAGGGTGATCTGCTGCACGGAACCGCCATCCATGTACCAGAAGGTCATGGGCGGGGTTTCACGCGCGGCGCGCACCTGCGCCGTCGCCGGCAGAATTTGCAGATACCAGCCACGCGTCTCCAGGGTGCCGGAGATCTCGACGCCGGCCTGGTTGTTTACCTGGGACTTCTGCAGGCTGGACAGCGGCACGCCGGCGCGGATGGCACCGAAGTTCACCGCGGCGTTCACCGGATCCATGCACGCGGCATCGATCAGCGCGTAGCCGTCGGCGTTGTACGGCACCGAGTTCACCTGCGTCAGCAGCGTCATCAGCGCCTGCTGGAACGCGTTGTTCAGCCAGATCTGGTTCACATAGGTGTCAGCCCACTGCCAGTCACCGCTGATCTGTCCCGGGTAGAAGAACCGGAACTGGTCGTTGCTGGTGGCATAGTCGCCGTAGAAGTTGTAGCCGTTGTCGATCAGCGTCTGGGCGGTCGTGGCATCGGTCACCGAGAACGCCAGACCGGACTGGCCGCGGAAGGCCAGCGTGATCCGACCGTTCGTGCGCTCGAAGTCGATGCTGGCGATGGCGCCCAGAACAAATGCGGCATGCTGCACGTCCTTGTAGACCGGCACCGAGCCGGAATACTCGTTTGCGGCCACGATGGCGCCCCAGCTCGTGGTGCTGCCCTGCGTGGTCGCCTGGATGTCGGTATCCCAGCCCACGTACACGTAGCGATTGCCCTGGCTGTTCGTCCAGGCCGAGAAGTCAACCTTGCCGGCCGTGTCCGGTTCGAACGTGGTCATGAACGACGCCCAGTTCTGGGTGACGTCGGTGATCACGCTCAGGTTGGCCGCCGGCGTACCGGCTGCCGCGCCCTGCGACAGGACCGCGCCCGTGGCTTCGGTCAGTTTCAGGCCTGCCGCGATCGTGCCACTGCCGAAGCTGATCGTGCTGGCCACGCCATCGGTGGCCGACGTGATGACGAAGGCCGAGCGCTGCGCGTCATAGGTGCACGACGCACCGAACGACGTGAAGGCCGCCTGGATGAGCGAGGCCGCGTTCGAAAAGCTCGTCGCGGCCGCCAGCGTGATGGTGCTGGACGTCTTCGGGGTGCCATCGATGCTCACGGTGAGTACACCGGACAGGGCCTGCAGCTGCGTCAGAGTCGTCGACGCCATGGAGCCGCCGCGCAGGTAAGCCGCGACGTCATCCAGAGGGTACTGGGCAAACAGCAGATCGCCCGGCTTACGCGTCGAGTTGTCGAAGCCATTGAAGTAGATGCCGGCCAGGGTCGCCTCGATAGAGGTCGGGCCGAAGAAGCGCTGCACATCGCGCGCAGTGGCGAAGCTCTGGACGGTACCCACGGGCACCGCGGTATTGTCGGTCAGGATCAGGCCGTTCAGATCGAGCGCCGATCCGCCGGCGCCGATCACGCCAGGAACTACCTGGACGATTTCACTGGCGGGAATGGACATAGCTTTAAGCTCCGGGGGGAAATTTGGTGTCAACCTCGTCGAGGTTGACGTGGAGTGAGTCCGCAAACTGCTGTGGCAGCGTCACGGTGGGGTTGAACTGCAGAATGGCGTCGAACGACCACCGTTCCGTGTATTGGTTCTCGCCGGTAATGAAAGGCAGTTGCTTTGGCTCACCGGTGTACAAGGGCTGCGCTCGGCCCAATCCCCCAAGGAATTCGCAGCCGTACTGACTCCTGAGCGCGATCGACAAGACCAACGCGCGATCCTGTGCCTTCTCCCCGTAGCAATCGACCTGGGCCGACCACTGCGTCGGCCGCGTCAGGGCGCGGGTACCAGTGGATGGAGTCGGATCGGCATACTTGGTGTGCGGTAAAGACAAGCCGACTACGCCCATCGGAGTGACGATGACGTATTCACTGCTCTTGGGAGACGGCACGCGGTTGACTTGCCCTCGCACAACCTCGCAATCCACTAGCGTGTCCGCGAAGGCGCCCAGGTCGTCCACCAGGGCGTCCTCGGTAATGCTGATCTGGGCGCTCATGGCGTTTCGTCCAATTGGAGGGTCACGCCCACCTTGCACCAGTCCGGCCACGTCTCGAAGACCACCGTTACCAGCCAGGTATTCCCGTGGAACTGCAACAGATCGCCGCCCTTGGCCAGCGGCCGCACGACGCCCTGCGTATCGCCGTACATGTACACGCTGCGCTGCACGCCCTGGATGTTCTGCGCCTCAAGGTGCGCGACGTCTCGGCCGCTGAGCGGCTGGACCTGAAGCCGGGCGTCTTCCGCCGGCAGGTACTTCGGCACCTGCTTGCGCCCGGCGCCCATCTCGTAGCCGTCGCTGTACCGGATCTGGCCGGTGATCATCGGATTCACCGCGGCGATGATGGGGCTCACGATGCCGTGCAAGTTCATGTGTCTACCTCGTAATCCACGCTGTTGAGCATGTGGCCCGTCCAGACCAGCGGCTTGGCCTGCGTACCGGTCACATTCGGCACGGTGCCAGTCGCGACATCGCGCCGAGCCTGCTGTACGTCCGCGAAGGAGATTTCCTCGGGATGGTTGCCGAACCTCTCACGCAGCAGCAGCGTCACAGGCGACAGCGCGGGACCGTCCAATGCCTGGATGGATTCTTGCAACTGGCCTTTAATGCCCTGGCCCATCTGGCCCAGGGCCTTGTCGATGTCGTAATCGTTGTTCTTGGCGAGCGCGCCAAGCGCGCGCGGCCAGTTTTTCTGCTTGGCGGAAATCATCGTCCGAAAGAAGGACCGGGGCGGGATCCCCGCCTCCGGCGAGCCGTACTCCTGGATCGCTGCCACGTACGCAACGGGCGTGCCGTCCGGATACGTGGCGTTCTCCAGGAATCCCGTGCGCAGCGTCCCGCCGTCCCCGGCCTTGTCGGCTATTTCCTTCAGCCGGGCCATCAGTGCGTCACCGCCTTTGAAGGTCACGGCCGCCATGGGATCACCACAGGAACGGCATAGCCGGTCGGCGCGGGCCGGTAGCGGCCCACCCGGTACTTGGCCGTGGCCTCCCAGTATTGGGCGCCATAGCCGGTCTGCGCGTACCACTGCGCCGAGCCCGGCGCCACGTTGTACTCAGCCGATACCGACACCGAGCCCTCGGTGGCGCTGCTGATCCGGCCCACCAGGGGCCGCGGCCCCTGGCCGTTCTCACCATAAGTCAGCGCCGCAACGTGGGCCGTCAGCAGGTACAGGAGCGCCTTGCGCTCGTCGACGTCACAGACTGCGCTGCTGTCCTTGTTGCTCAGGTAAAGCGTGGCCATGCTGAAGGCATGGTTGAGCTGCGCATCCGAGAGCAATGCGAAAGACGGGTAGATCAGCCGGAACTCGGAGGGATCAAAGACGACGACAGCCATGGGCTGCTCCTATTTCTTCTTGCCTTCGTAGTTCTCGGGCTTGATGCCGGCGGCAGGCTTCTCGGGATCCAGGCCTTCCAGACCGGACTTCTCGTCCTTGCGCTCCTTGGCCTTCGCAGCTGCGCCCCGCTCGCTGCCCTGGGCGAAGACCATCTCCTTCTTGAGGGGCTGGAAATCGGCGTACAGCTTCGTCCAAGCGGCCCAGAAGTCGGCATCCACTTCGGTCAGGCCGTGGCCGGCGATCGCCTCCGGATGGTTGGCACCCTTCAGCAACACAGGCTCTTTGGCGCCCGGAATATCCAGGATCAATCCATTGGGCAACTTGCACGCAACGGTAACGGTCGACATATCTCTTCCTCGAATTAAAAAGGGGCGCCACATGGGCGCCCCTCTGGGTTGCTGCGTCTCGCGCTGGTCAGACGCCGATCATGGCGGCAATGGCCATGGGCACCTTGATGATGGCGCCCCAGGTCCCCTGCGACTTCTTCTGCTTGAAGCTGGAGGTGTCGCGGACGATGGCGTGGGCGCGCATCTTCTCGGTGAAGGCCGCGGAGCCCACGTTTTGCCCCTCGATCGACTCGGCGATGAGCTGCACCAGCTGGCCCGAGCCCGTGGCGTACTGCACAGCGGTCTCGATGGTCAGGTTGGGGAAGTTCTTGGCCAGCTGATCGGTGACGTTGACGTTGTATTGGTTCGTCTTCGTCAGGTTGACTTCGATCTCGGGCGACATGCACAACTTCAGTTTGTCGCGGCGCGACACCAAGCCGCGGGTCTGGGTAACCAGTTGCGCGAAAAGACGCTGCGAAATGTCGTCGTAGATCGCCTGTCCATCCTTCGTCGCCCAAGTCGTGCCGGAACCGGTCCCAGTGGCACCCGGGGCGATCGGCGCCGACAGGTTCGGGTCATTCAGCAGGCCGTAGTTCTGCAGCCCGGCGATGCCGAAAAAGTAGCTGTTGTCCTGGAACTTGTTCAGAACCAGGGCGGACGCGACGTTCAGCTCCGATGCCCAGTTGATCTTCGCCTGCCCCGCCATTTCCAGTTCGCGCTCACCCCATTCCGTCATGGTCTGGTAGTGATACGACTGGCGCTGCGGGAAGTTGGCATTGGCGCCGGCGCGACCGTTGTTGTTGAAGTCGCCGTAGGACGACACTTCACCGGTGGACTCCACCACCGGGAAGGTGGCGGTCAGAGTGGTCCAGTCGCCCTTCTTCGCTTCGCCCAGGATCACGGCGCCCTGCATGGGCGTCGTCAGAACGCGCACCAGTTCGGGATCGACGTAATTCAGCATGTAACTGGGAATGCCCGAGTTGCTGACCGTCACCAGCGGGCCGGCGGCATCCATGGCCAGGCCGTAGTCGTGGCGGAACTCGTCGGGCAGATAGTCCATGGCGCCCGGGAACACGATGCCGAAGTGCTTCTCCAGCAGCGCGAGGTCTTGGTTTCGTTTCATGTCTTACCCCAGGTTGGTGGAGGTGATCTTGATCAGTGCGCCGATCGCGCCCGCGCTGGCGACGAACCAGTCGGTTTCGGTGCTGCCGGCGATGGTGGCGCCAGCGGCGCCCGTGGAGATGGTGCCGTCCGTGTTGGAGGCGAACACCTTCTGGCCGATGGTGGCGACCGTCTTGGTGGCTGCCCAGAAGTCGCCCAGGTTGTGCAGGGTGACGCCCAGACCGGCCGGAATCAGCATGCTGGACTCGGCCAGCCAGAGGGTGATGATGCCTTGTTGCTCACGGTGCACGAAGCCAGTGGGCACGCCCGAGCCAGCGTTGGTGACTTGACCATCGGCATCGGCCCAGGCGAAGCGGCCAACCGTGACGCCGGCCGTATCGGCTACCAAGCCACCGGGGCCAGCCAGGACGACCGAGCGCGGGTTCGAGCTGGCGAAGTCGCCGGCAACCGCGGCGGCGGGTTCGATATAGACCTGTTTCTGGAAGCCCATTTAGATCACCTTCGGGATGTTCGGGAAGCGGTCGCGGAAGCTCTTGTGAGCGGCCGAGTCCATCGCCACACGCGGGGTTTGCGGAGCCTGGTCTTGCGCCAGGGCCATCTTGACCATGGCACGATACGCCGCGGGCGGGGTATCGGTCAGATCGATGCCTTTGACGTCCAGGGCCATCTTGTAGACCGCCTCGGCCGAGTCCTGGGCGACGATCTCGCCGAGGATGGGCCGGCATTCCTGCTCAGCGGTGCGGATCGCGGTCATGCGCGTGACGGCGGCTTGCTCGCCGTCCTTCTGCGCCTTGGCCAGCGCTTGGTCCATGGCTTGCTTGGTCACAGCCGCCTCCGGCGTCCCCGCCGTGCCTGGCGGTTCGTCGGAGGCGGCTGCGGCCGGCGGCTCGCCCAGGGCGGACATCACACGCTCGGCCTCTTCGTGGCCCAGCTTGGCGCCAAGCATCTCGCGCAGCTTGCCCATCAGCTCGTCATCTTGGGCGACAGGCTTGGGTTCGATGACGTTTTCGTCTTCATCTTCACCGATCGGCGCCACGGCCGGATCGGTGAACACCTCGATGACTTCTTTCAGGTCTTCCAGGTCGGCGTCCTGCGCCAGCTTGCCCTTGAAGTGGTTCTGCATGGCGCGCACGATCCGCGGCTGCTCGGACTTCAGGTTCTTGCGGCTGACGCCCTTGAGAAAGGGGGTCAGGTCGCCGAGTGCCGCGTCCTGGGCCAGCCGGGGCCGGATATGCGCCCCGAGTGCCCCGGCGACGACGGCGGCGGTTTTGCTCAGTTTCATTTTCGGGATCTCCGAAGGGTTGAGGGTACTGCTGTCGCCTACGACGACATCCGGGCCAGCGCGGCCCACTTCGACAAGCGCAACGTGATTGCCGCGAATGTCTCGCATCACCCCGTCGTATGCGACGCCTTCATAGACGCCAGGGGTCATATCAGCGCGGTAGCCGTAGGCGCTCGAAAGCTCCTTCTGCTCCTCCGAGTTGATGCCAGCGATTGCGATGGCGTCCCATACGACGAGGGAATTTTTCAGGTACGGCGCCTGAAATGTGGCGTCCGTGCCGGTGGTGCCCACCACCCGCTCTTTGCGCGGCTGGTTGGCATCCACCGGAATGTGGATGTGCAGCAACTGGATGCCGTTGAAGGTCGACGCCGCCTTCTCCAACTCCTGCGGGTCACGCAGCAGGAAGTAGATGCGGTTGGCGTCGAGCCCCAGCGCTTCCCAGTCCGGGATTTCATTGCCGCGGTACGGGTTGACCGTGGCCTTGCTAATGTTGCTGATCGCAACGTGCATCCGACCATAGGCGTCGATCGTGCGCACGGTGGCGCGGTCGAAGGCTAGGCCCTGACGGTTGCTCTGTTTCATTCGTCGAATCCCGGAATGATGCTGATGGCCACGCAGCGGCAATTCGGTAGCTCGCCGGGGCGGATGTACTCCCCATCGATGAGCATGCCCTTGTCGACGTCGTAGGCCTTGCCGTCGGCTTCCTGGTGCGACTTGCGCGGGTGCTTGCCGCCACGCGAGTGCCGCCACTTGGCCTGTTTGATGCCCAGGCCCTGCTGCCGCACGCGCGTGATGGTGGCCGTGGCTTTGTTATTCTGGTCGCGCGCGATGAACGCCGCGCGCCGCTTGGTGACGCCGTAGCGCTTTTGCAGATCCTCGACCAGCCCTTCCAGATCGTGCCCCTGGGTCACCGACCGCATGACCAGCCCCTGGACGTCCTGCAGGTGTTCGGCGGCGATCGACTTGATCAGCCCGACGTTCTCCTGCACCGTGGCCTGGAAAACGTCATTCGCCGCCCGCGTCATCTGGAACTGCACGCTGAAGCCTTTCTGCCTCAGAGCGTTGCGCAGCGAAACGTCCGCCGCGCTCATCGAGTTTTCCGCGAACTCCGTGGCCACCGGCTGGGCGGCCTCCTCGAAGCGCCGCTGCCACTGCTTGGTCAGCCGGCGCATCATCTTGGTCAGCGCCATCGCCGGGCTTTCGTCCTGGGCGATCTCGGGCACGTTGCGCCGGTAGGCAGCCGTCAGCCAGTACACGACCGACCGCTGCATCTCGTCGACCAGCCTGTCCAGGCGCTTGCGGTAAGCCGCCTCGATCCCTTGGTTGGCGTGCACGGGGCGCAGTGGCACCTCGCGGCCAGTAGGGGATACGAGTTCAGGCATAGGCTTGTCCCTGCGGTTCGTCTTCCAAGGGCGGCGGCGCGCCGGGCACAGCATCCGGCCGGCCGTCGTCATCGTCGTCGCTGATGTCGAGCGAGTGGTAGCCGTTCGTCTCGTCCGCCGCCACGCGCTCGCGTTCTTCCTGCGGGCTGATGACGCTGGATTCGATCAGCACTGCTCCGGTATCTGCGTCTATCTTGCGCACCTCGGCCAGCTCCTTCTCGCTCATCTGCCACAGGGGCACGAAGCTGAAGGTAATGTCCGGGTCAATCTCGCCGAATTCGCTCAGCTGGATCACCTCCAGGCACTGCTGCAGCGGATCGCGGAACACCGCCTCCTGAACCGAGAGCATTTCGTCATAGAAGACGCGGATCTCTCCGTCTGCCGTCGAATTCAGGCCGCTGGGCGTGATGCCCGTGTACTTCACTAGCGGGATTCCGGGGACCACGCACAGCTGCTCCAGAGACTGGTTCTGGAGCGCATCCAGGCCGGATAGCGGCACATTCTCGAAGCGGAAGTCCTCGCTTTCCTTGTCGATGGCCCAGGTGCCGCGATTGGTCCGCATTCGGTTGAACAAGTCCACGCGGTTGAACACGTCATCGCCGGAACCATCGCCCAGGATTGACGCCATGTTCGTCAGGAACAGAGGCACCGAGAACCCATCGATCAGGTTGGCCACAGCCTGGCGCGTCTTCAGCCAGTTGTTCACGTAGGGGATCGTCAGCTGCGTCAGCGACATGCCGCCGAAGTTGTACGACGGCTTCAGCAGGTCCGGCACCTCGCGCGACACGATGTTCAACAGGCGGCTGCTGTGCACCTGGCGCCCCAGCACAAACCAGGACGTCGGCTTGTAGAAGTCCGGCCGCATCGGGTTGTCACTGTTGTACAGGTACGGCGTAGTCCATACGGGGTCAATGACCTTGAAGCCAACCAGGGAGCCCTTGGTGACCTTCGCCGGGCTCTTGACCAGGATCGATTGCAGCTCGTCGGGGTCGGCCCAGGCCAGCGTGCCGCTGGGCGTCTTCACGTCGATGTAGATTTGCGACCGGCCAAACAGGCCATCCTGCAGCGCTGCCAGGCGGAACTTGGCGCGCAAACGGTGCCGGCGCATTGCCTTCTCGATGACTTCGAGCTTATCGGCCTTGTCGTCTTCGCCCTTGACTTCCAGCTTGATCCATTTCCGGGTCATCTCTTTGGCGATGACGTCGGACATCTTGCGGTACTCAGGGCGCTGGGACAGTTCGGCCAGGTACGGATAGCCGATGAACCCCATGCCCGCGTAAGCCTCACTCACGTAGGCATAGACCGGACTCATCGCCTCGTCCATGGCCACCAGCGCCGCCTTCTTGTCCGCAGGGATCACGAACGGGGCGACTGCTGGGCGCTTGAACTCCCCTTTGGGGGCAGGCGGCTCAGCAGGCGGAATGTTCGAACGACCCAGGGCCTCCGCGCTGATCTTCATCCCAGGCTCGCGGCGCGCGGCCGGGACCGGCGCAGGAGCCGCTGGGGCTTTCCTGCGCAGGATCCAGTCGAGTAGTTTCATGCACGCCTCATGGCTTCAGGGTTGATCTTCATCGGGCGCTTGGTGATCAGCTCGGCAAAGGCTCGTGAGAGCCCGTCGACCTGGTCGTCATGTTTGCCGTTCGGGAAAGACCGCAGCTCGTCGATCAGTGCCTTGTTCCAGTCACCGCGCATCATCAGCACGTTGCCGACGTTGACCTGGGCGGCGAATGGTTCGGCGCGCACGATCTTGTCGCCGCTCTCGGGGCTGCTCACGATCCGATAACCCGGCATGCCGCGCGTCAGGTACAGCACCTGTGTCTTGCCAGCCTGGCCCGGGTCCTGCGGGATGCTGATACGCACCTGCCGGCCGTCCAGCGCCGCGGTGTTCTCCAGCGCCTTATCGCGCCGGTCTGGCCCCCACTGGCCTCGCACCATGTCGCCGATCACGTATTGACCGGTCGGCAGGCGCCCCAGCTTCGGGCCGGCCGTGAAGTCGCCCGCGCCGTCTGTGCTGGCGAAGTCCCAGCCCCGCACCCAGTCGATGCGCCCAGCGGGCAGCGCGTCGATGGTCTGGATCTGGTCAGGCTTGAACAGGTCGCCATCCAGAGGGGTCGGAAGCTGCTGATACAGCGACGACCAGGTGCGCGAGTTGCTTTCGAACTGCGCCCAATGCTGGCGATCGAACCATTCCGGCCAGAGGTATTCGCCCCTGGCCCGCCCGAGCGGGTCACTATCGCCCTCGCAGCGCGCCTGGATGCAAAGCACCTCCCAGTCGTTCCCGTCTTTGCACCGGATCAGGCCGCTTTCGCCCTTCCAGTCATCAGGAAGAATCCGGCCGGCCAGATCGTCCTCGTGCCACCTCGTGGTGATCAGGACAATCCAGCCGCCCGGGATCAGGCGCGTCTTCAGGTCATCTTCGTAGGCGTCCCAGGTCTTGTTCCGGATCGTCTCCGAATTCGCCTGCTCGCGGCCCTTGATCGGGTCATCGATGATGATGCCGTGCGCGCGGTTGCCGGTGATGCCAGATAGGATGCCGCAGGCCATGTACTCGCTGCCGTTGGACAGCGCGAATTCTTGGGCGGCATTCGAATCGGACACCAGTGCTGCGCCCCAGATATTCCGATAGCGGGGCTGCTTGATGATCGAGCGCGTGCGGCGCCCCATCTTGCGCGCCAGGTCGTCGCCGTAGCTGGCCAGGATCACCCGGCGCCCCGACGTCGCGCCCAGGTACTTCGAAGGGAACACCACCGACGCATAGGTCGACTTGGCGCTGCCGGGTGGCATGCACACGATCATCCGGCCGTGCCGGCGCTGGCTGGTCTCTTCCAGCTTCGCCAGCAGCAGCCGGTGGTGCACCGCCATGGTCGTCTCGATCGGCTCGAAAAACTCAGTGTCCGGGTCTTCCTCGTCCACCGGCCGCCCCGGCACCTCGATCGCGTTGGCGTACTGGAGGATGTCAGTCCTCGACCGCCTGCGGATCAGCAGCTCCCTGGCCGCTTCCTGTCGCGAGGGCAAGTAGCTCTTCGTCGGTGAGGTCATCGGCCTTCCGCGGCGTCGTGTTCAGGTTGATCTGCTGCGGCGTCGGCAGGATGCCGTAGGCCTCGCGCTCCAGCGGGATCAGCACCTTCAGCATGTCGGCCAGCTTCTTGGCGCCGTCCAGGCGCCCCGCACTGGATATGGCACGCCGGTAGACCTCGGCCCGCTTGTTGGCAGCCGCGTCATCCTCGCCACGCAGGAACTCGCCCAGCTCCTGGAACAAGCCGGGGCTGTTCGTCTCGGCCTCGATCTCGCTCATCAGGGTGTCGCACAGGGTGCGCATGCGGGTCAGCGACGTCTTGTGCGACAGCTTGACCTCTGCCACCAGCCTGGCGCCGATGGCCACCGCCTCGGTCTCGCGGTACGCAATCGTTTCATCGCGTACCTGTTTGCGTACCTCTTCCCTGCGTACCAGCTCGTCGGCTTTGGCTTGCACCTTGGCTTGCAAGTCTCGGGGCCACTCGTCGCGCTTGGCGCGCTTGCGGATGGCCCCCTCCGTGATGCCATGCAGGGTGGCGAGTTCCCGCAAGGACATGACGCCCGCGCGGTAACCCGCCTCGATCCGCTCCCAGTCGGGCAGCGCTTTCTTGGGCTGTGTCATTCGGATCTCGGTGTAGTTGCCCCCATCCGACTACCCGCCACGGCGGGCTGGGCGCGGCGGTTCTCGTCGTGCGGGCCACCGGCGACAAGACCGGCAAGAAGTGTCCCGCGCATTTGCCCCTGCGCGGACGCCAGGCCTGCTGAGGCGACTCATGGGGGTGTTGTGGGTTGTGGGGCCCCTCCCTAGCAGACATCCCGTCGCGGGTGGAGTTTTCGGGCGGCGCCGGTCGGAGCCAGCGATACGGGGCTATCCCCGCGTGCAGCATTGGCCATTGGCGCGCTGCGGGCTGGTCGATTGCGGCGGCTGTTCCCACAGAGCAAAGGCCGGAGCGTGACGTCTGCCTGCCGGTGCCCAGGCGGCCCGGCTGACGGTTCTCTCTGGCCCCTGCTCTCTGGAAACAAAAAAGCCGCCCGTGGGCGGCTGAATCATCATGAGGGCGTTCAATTCTGCGGTATGTCGGGAACCGCCGTCCAACGCTGGTCGTCACGCCCGGACGCTCTGTTCAATTGCCAGACAGAGCCATCATCGGCCAAAGCGTACAGCATGACCCCGGAAGCCGGGATGACCGGCACCATCCCGGGGTTGTTCCCGCCCGACAGAGGCCGGCCGTTCCCAGTCGCGATTTGGATTACTTTCCTTGCCATGGTCATCTCCTCGGGTGAGCTACAAATCAAATATAGGAGAGGATCTAGACAGCAGCAACGAAAAAGCCCCGGCTTTTGCACGGGGCTCATTTCTGTCGGACGCACGACGCCCGCCATGGGCATCGGGTCACGTCGTTAGACGGTAGTCAGGTTGTCTTGGCGGCGATTATGCACCCGCATTGCATACTGCGCAACAAAATATTCGAAGTTGCCGACGGCGCGTACCAGAATGTCGTCGTACTCGCGCAACCTGATGCCCTGGGCGCGGCATGTGGCCTTCCAGTACGCGCGCTGGACGTAGTGGGCGCGCAGCAGTTCCCGGTGCTGGTGCAGCATGCGGTAGACCGAATTGCGCCAGGCGGCCTCGATGAGCCCGGCGTCCTCTTCGTCGAGATCCTTCTCGGGTTCCTCCCCACGCGGCAACTTGCCCGCCTGCTTGGCGAGCATGCGGCAGATCTCATAGGTCGGAGACACGCCGTAGCCTCCGCGGCTGCGCATGACGTCGCCCCAGTTCTCCAGGCGCTCGTGGAAGTCGGCCGGCAGCCGGTACAGCAATAGTTTGGGGATGCTCATGGCGCGGGGCGCTCCTCGTACTTCGAACAACGTTGGCCGATTTCCTCACCCAGGGCGCAGCGCAGGACGCGCCGGCCGCCGAATGGGCTGGTGATCAGGCGGATCTCCTTGCAGCCGGCGCATGTGCGCGCGGGCGGTGGCTCCTGGCGGCGCTCCAGAAACTTGGCCGGGTCGCCACGCTCGGATTGGCGGACCCAGGTCATGGAAGTTCCCCCACGGATTCGGTTACATTCCAGCTCAACAAAAACCAATCCCCGGGGCTTTCGTGACGAACGACCGTCGTAAGTGGTACGCCAACTGGCGAAATTGGACGATTCTTGTCTCCGCGATAGCCATCGGCACGATTGTTGCCACGCGGATCTCGCCCGACTTCAAGGCCTTCCTTGGGGATGCAGTCGTGGTCGCGTGGCTTGCCTTCCTGGCTACCATCTTCATCGGAGTAGGCCAGCCGGCCTACGCTCGGTGGAATCAGCGTCGGGATCAGAAAGGTCTTGCAGATCAGGCCGTAGCAGGAGCCAATGCACGAATCAACAATGTGTTGAATGGCATTCCACAGGCTCGATGGGCGCTGGCGGTTCCTACTGATGTGCCGGACTTCGACTTCTTGAAGAAGATCATCGAATGGAAGGACGCACTCGATAAGATCGATCGAACCGCTATTCAGGTTGCCAACCCGTCCTTTGCGAATGCAGTCACCTTGTGCATTGACACGTTGGAGGCGGCCGAATGGCGGCTTAAGCAGGCCATTGGGGATCCGGAGCCGACAGTGACCAGAGTCCTTGATTTCCTCACGGAAACTCTGCTCCCATTTCGAAAAACTACGGCAGATGCCATCAACGCACTTGCAAGCAACGCCGCCCCAGAACGCCAAGACGGTCACACCTAGCCCAGTAATTTTCGGCCTCATGCTGCCTTCTCCTGTGCCACCGCCCAGTGCAGGATCGCCAGGGCGTCGGCGTCGTTGTCGGTCTCGGGGTGGAATCCGCGGACACGCGCCTGGGCCTTCATGGCGTTCTTGTCGGCGTCGCCGTTGCCAGTCCAGAATTTCTTAATGGTCTTGACGCCCACGGGCATCAGGCGGATCCGGTGGCTGTCGGCCAGCATTTCCACCAGGCACAGGAAGGCGCCGTAGGCGTGGGCCGCGTCGGTACCCATGTGGCGCTTCACGTCCTCATAGGCGATTACGTGTACCTGGCGCGACGTGATCAGCTCGGCCAGGAATGCCCTGGCGCGAAGCCAGCGCTGGCCCGCCGCCCAGCTCGCGCGAGGCGTAAACACCTCCGTGCCGTGCGCGATCCGGCCGTCTCGGCTCTGGATCGCCCAGCCCAGCTTTGTGCCCAGGTCCAGGGCCAGGATGGTGACGTTCAGGCCCACCGTGGGCGCCACCGTAGATCCAGCATTGGCGCGGCGTGGCGAGGCATCGGGGGCCGTTTGGGCGCCATCCCGGGCCCAGGGGTCGGCGACCTGCACGCGCGCGAAGCTGTCCGGCGCTTCCTGCATGCTCGCCAGCGTTCCCGCCATGGGGTCGTAGGATTCGATGGGGGTGAGGTTCGGTGGGGTCATGCGTCGGCTTCCTCGGGTTGGTTCTGATCCAGCCAGGTCGAGGCCTGACCTTTGGATGGGGTGCCCATGTGCGCCTGGGGCTGGCGGCATTCGTCGCCCAGGACGCGGAGCATGTGGACGCCCAGGTGGTAGGCGGTCGGCTTCTCGGCCTTGGCGAAGGAGTCCACGATGTCGGTGCGGCCCAGCGCCTTGATGCGGTCCATCACCTTGCTGGCGACCAGGTCGCCCTTGGCGCGGTTGACCAGCCAGTAGGCGGCGGTGAACAGGGCTTTGCGGTTCTGCACGCGCGCGCTGATGTCGTCGAATTCCGAGCGTGGCGCGCCGAAGTGCAGGCGGCAGTGCCAGTCCTGCGCGCCCTGGGTGCTCATCGTGAGCGTGCCCGGCAGGCAGCAGCCGAAGGCAGCGCAAAGGCCGTAGCCCCCGGTTTCGTTGCCGCCCACGGCGGCGCTGGCTTCGGCGTAGGAGTTCATGCGCTGGCTCCGGGCTGGTGCTGGGCGACCTTGGCGGCCGATTCCTGCTTCAGGGCGTCGAGTCGGTCGCGCTCATCCTGGCTGGCCTTCTCGGCCGCGCGCCGGCGCTTCTCGGCGGGCGTAAGAGCGTTGGCGACCATCTGGCGCAGGCGCGCGATGTTCTCGGCGGCCACCTCGTCATCGCCCATGGAATTGCTGGGCGCGGGCGGCGGCAGGAGCGCGGCCACGTGCGGCGCGGGCAACTGGCCCATCGCTACGGCCTGCTGCAAGGCGTCCTCGCGCTGCCCGACGTCGTGCCCCAGCGAGGCAATCCAGCGCACCGGGCGCAGCTCCTTGCGGGCCTTGGTGGTCAGCCGCTCGTAGGCGGACTTGAACGCCATACGCGCGCCCACCTTGTCACCGTTCGCCAGCACGGGCCGGGCGGCGTTCAGCGCAGCGCTGATTTCGTCCGTCCACACCACGGTAATCGCCTCGTCGTCGGCACGCATGGCGATGGCCCATGCTTCGTCCGCATCGGGCCGGCCGTCGTTGGCCGCGGCGCCCTCGATCTGCGCAACGATGTGCGCGGGCTGCACCATGGTCTTGAACTTGCCTGCGTCCGGGTCGATCAGGTGCGCCTGGATGGCCTTCTCGACCAAGTGCAGCGGGTAGCGGCTCACGGCCTGGAAGAACAGCGCTTTGGCGCGCACGCCAAGCGGTGGCAACTGTCGAAGTTCGGCAACGTCGTCCAGCATCTGGGCGAACTGGTCGAAATCGTCTTCAGACATCGATGACCTCCTGGCGGGGCATGCGCTGGCCGTTGCCGAACAGCAGGCGCTTGGCTTCGGCGTTGATCTCTGCGGTGTTGGCGCCCGGCGGCAAGCCGGATCCAGGGCGCGTGCTGGGCGCTTGCACCTTGGCCCAATTCGCCCGGATGGCGTTCATCAGGGCCTCGTCCCAGTCGACGTAGGTGTAGCCCCGCGCCTTGGCGCTGCCGATGAAGTGCTCGAGGTGGCGATCCAGGTTCGTGTGACCCTTTTCGGCAGCCCAGCGCCGGACCCGTTCGGAGATCCCGAAACCGTCTGGCAGCTTGGTCTTGCGTTGGGCCTTTTCGGAAGGCGCTCGCGCAGGTGCGCGATTACCTGTTCCTATACCTGTTCCTAATACCTGTTCTACCTGTTCTGTAGGGAAAACTGGTACTGCTTCGGGTGGATTTTGGGACTGCTCCCCGGAAAAACTGGTACTGCTTTCGGCAAAACTGGTACTGCTTTCATCGGGCGAAGGAGTACCAGTTTCGGTACTGCTTAGCAGTTCCAGTTTTGGGACTGCTTCGACGGTGGAAGCAGTACCGGATTTGGGACTGCTTTTGCCTCGCGAAGAGGTACCAGTTTTGGTATCGCTTGTCGGCTCAGAAAGCTCGTAGACTGTGACCGATTTCGTCATGCCGGCACGTTCGCCGGTATCGCGCAGCGCGCCGCATTCGACCAGACGAATGAGGTTGGCCAGAATGGTCTTACGGTCTTGCCCGGTATCGCGAACCAGTTGCGTGACTGACGGATAGGCCGTCCAGGGGCGCTGGTCCTTGTGCGCGTAGTGCGCCATCACCGTCAAGATCTGCTTGGCCGGTGCGTGGCTGATGCGCTGGACGAGCGCCCATTCGACGGCTTGGTGGCTCATGCCGCCTCCTGAAGCTTGCCGGCGCGCACAGGCAGCCAGCGGTTGTATGCCCATTCCCAGGTCGCGCGCTTCTCGTCGTTGGTCAGGCTGAAGCCTTGATCGAGGCAGGCGTGGCAGCGGAAGCAGCCGGGAACGGTGTAGATGTCTTTTGCCTTGATGCCCATGCCCTTGCCGTAGGCGCTCCAGTTGGCATGACACGGCACGACGGTTTCCTGTTCACCACGGCAGACGCCCGGGATCTGGAGGAAGCAGGCTTCGCCGCGGCACGCGGCCAGGTACTTGGGTTCATGGCCGGCGCGCTTCTTCGGTGCGCGGCGCTTGAAGGCGGTGCGCTGCAGGCTGGTGGTGGCCTTCAGCGGGGTCTTGCGGGTCAGGGGTACGGATCGCTTGAGCATCACAGCCCCCCACCGCGCAGGGCGCGGGCTGTGACATGGCACAAGGGATACACGGCCAGCCAGACGGCAAGAACGACCGCACAGCGTGCGAACGCGGGCCGGCCATAGAACACGTCCAGGTCCATCGGTGAATCGAGCCAGGCGCCGATCTGCTGCGCGCGCGGGGTGGTGTCGTTCCACATCAACGCACCCATCCCGGCACGTCGACCGGCTCGGACCAGACGACGCCGTTGTCGGCGCCCCAGGCATACATCAGCGCGATGAGGTCGCCCATCTTGCGCTGGCTCATGCCGCTCGTGTGTTCGCCCAGCAGCACGTCGCCGCCATACAGGCCCTCAGCCAGCAACGTTTCCTTGGACAAGGCAGCCGTGAAGATGTCCTTCCACTGCTTGTCCTTCAGGTGACGCGGCGTACCGTTGACGGGCCACAGCTTCTGCCGCGCGATGTCGCCAAGCATGGCCCACATCTTGCGCTTCGTCGCATCGGAAGCGCTCGGCTCCATAGGCGCACCGAAGTAATAGCCGTCCGGCGCCGCGTCAATGTCGCGGTGCGCGCGCTGGCGCGTGCGTGGGTTCAAGGGATAGCGCTGCATGTCAGTGCCTCGTCGAAAACTGTTCATGGCGGCCAACGATGTTCATGGCGCGCTCCAACCGAGGGTCCTGCCGTTCACGCAGCCGCATTTCTTCGTAGACCTTGGCCCAGTCCTGGCTGTGCAGGCGCATTTCTTCCTCGATGGCGCGCCGAACGATCTTGAGGGCTTCGTCATACGTCATGCGACCCTCTGAGCGGCAATCACTTCTTGCATGATCGTCAGGCGCCCAAGATGGTTGAGGTATTGGCTCACCGCGTAGTTGCCCACCGCGGCCTCAAACGCATTGATCTTTTCGGCCGGCAGGTTCAGACGCGGCGCGCCGCTCGGCAACAGCGGATCCTCATGGAGGTAGCTGCTGACGTGCTGCGGGTACATGCCGCACAGTTCGGCCAGCGTGCGCATCGTCATGCCGCGCGGCTGGCGCATGTCCCAGGCCAATCTCACCGCCTGACGGTAGGTCACGCATCGCGCGATTTCCGCCTTGTCTATGAACAGCATGGGTTCAGACGGGCGGATGCGCAGGAAATCGAGGCTAACCTCTTGTTCTCGCTGCATTTTTGAGTACGCCTAATAGGGAAATTTCATGGAGTAACAGCGTCGGTAACAGAGTCAAGACGTAGAGAATTTGCTCTGTTCCAACGCGACGAAACACGACATGACCGAAACCGAAAAGCTGCTGATCAACGCCCAGGACATCGCCCGCCGGGCCTTCGTGGACCCGAGCGAGGCTGCGGTGCTGGCCATCTTTGATGAGCTGCGCGCCGAGCGTGACCGCATGGCGTGGGCAACCGATGGGCGCGACAGCGCGACGGTGCATTGATGGATTCATGCGCCCTCCCCGCCGTGGTTCCCGCGCAACGTAGAATCGGGAGTTCTCACACAGCCCTTTTCTACGTTGGGGGAACCCTCATGGACTTCAGCTTGATCAGCGGTACCGTCACGACCATCAACAGCGCGCTGGACCTTGGCAAGGCAGCCCTCGGACTTCGGGATGCCAACAAACTGGCCGCGGTGGTCGCGGAGATGAACGACAAGTTGCTCAATGCCCAGCAGAGCCTCTTCACGCACAACGCCCAGCTCATGGCTCTCCAGCAGGAGCATCTCAAGGCCACAAAGGAGCTGGCCGAAGTTAAAGAAGCCATTGCGCAGCGCGGCGATTACACGCTTGTCGGGATCGGAAATGGCTTTGCTGCCTACCGGAAAAATCCCACCCCAGAAGACTCCGAATCCGCCGATCCAAGCGCGGCGCATTTCGAGCACTACCTTTGTCAGGTCTGCTTCGACGGGCCCGGTCAGCGCAAGGTGCTGATGCAGCCCCTGTGGGGGGGTTGGCTGGGTTGTCCCGTATGCGTGAGCGGGCCTGTCACCGCTCAGGCCGCGCCCACGGTCATCGAAAAACTCCGCAGACGATGACATCACGCCGCCTCCTGCTGCGCAGGCGCGGGGTCGGCTGCCTGCTGGGCAGGGGCCGTCCCGATGGCACCTTTCTGCGCCGTCCCGCGCATTTCCTTTCGGTGCAGCCTGATCAGGCGCTGGCCATCCGACCACTTGAGGTCGCGATACCTGCCCTTGCAGATATCCGCCACCCAGGATTGCGGCTTGTCACCCATCGCTTTCGCGATTCGGGTTTGCGTCCAGCCGATGGATTGCAATTCAGAGATGAGGTTTTTCCAGTCCATGCGCCATTTAATCGCAATTGCGCTTATCAATCAAGCGCCATTGCGATTGACGTAAGCATCACAATTGCGATATGAGCACTCTTAAAGACCGCCTCGCAGAAGCGAGGACCGAATCCGGAATGTCCCAAGCCCAGCTGGCAAAAATCGTGGGGGCAGGACAATCCACGATTGCCAGCATCGAAAATGGCAGGAACAAAGGCTCATCTCTGTTTCTGGATTTGGCGCGCGCGCTCAATGTCAATGTCGAATGGCTGATGGATGGCGCGGGCCCGAAGCGCGGAACCAAAGGCGCACCGGGTGCAGCGCCTCTCAAGGTTGAAGCGGCTTGGCCTTTTGAAAAAGTCACGCTGGAGCAGTTTGCGTCATTGCCCCGCGCTGCTAAGGCCGACATCGAGGACTACATAGAAATGAAGGTAGCTAAGGCTCTCGGGGTTCCCGCATCCCGCGCCGGCAAGACTGCGGCATAGCCGACCTCCAACGCAAAAAGACCGCCCTTGTGGCGGTCTTTGCATGGTGCCGTCTTGGAGCGCTATCAGCGCTTGCGAACAATCAGTCGTCGCTCTTCTTGCTCGTGTGGTCCAGCGTGATCTTGACGGGCTCATCGTCCCGGACGAATACCCGCTTCTTGGTGATCATGGGCTTTTCCTTCTTAGGCTTCTCGGCCCTCGGCGCGCCGCCCAGGCCTTCCTTGGGAGCGTTCTGGCCCGGGATCTTCGGCGTTCTGGACCTAGGCCGGCCCTCTGCGATATTCGCAACCATCCGCAGAGGTTTCAGCATCGCGTCGCGCGAGGTTTGGACAAGCACCGGTCCTTCGGCCGGAGCGCTAGCCTTTTCAAGACCGATCTCTAATCTTTGCTGCTCTGACATCGCATCCTGGATGCGTTGGGCGAGTTCTTCCTTGAACCCGTGCTCGACTATGGCGTCGGCGAGGATTTTATCGAATCGGCTGCGAAGTTTGGCGAACAGGTTTTCCGCGACGACTTCAAGGGCGTCGGGCCGAGTGTGGGTCGAAGATCTCGGCCCCGCAAACGACTCCTCCAAACGAATCCGCACTTCGTCGCTCATTTCGTCGCGGGTGATCACATCCACACCCAAGCGCTTTGCCGCAGACTCGGATAGCTTCGCGATCAGGTCCATCGGCAGACTGACTGAGACCCCTCGTTCTGGTCCTTTAGTCGCAAGTTCACGTCTTGAAACGCCCAGCGCATCGGCGAGTTTCGCCAGCACTTCCGCACGAGGGTACGACTTGCCCAATTCGTACCGTGATAGTTGGGCCGGAGCGATGCCGGCCTGCGTAGCTAGGTCGATCTGCGAAAGCCCGCGTTCTGCGCGCAATAGCCTCAGTCTCTCCGCAAAGTCGTCTTTGATAGTCATAATCAATTTAAAAGAGTATTGATTAGTCTATTTCCGTCATTTAAGATTGATTTTTCTGAATCAAACTGAACTGAAATCGACTGTTGACCTAGGAGAGTACTTTTATGGACCAGGATACGCAAGGCACGGAGCGCAAGCCGCTCACCTTCAAGGCCCCCCAACGGGTGCGGGAATGGTTGGAACAGGAGGCCAAAGCGGGCTATCGGACTCTCGGAGGCCAAGTGCTGCTGATCATCGAGCAGGCCATGCGCGCTAAAAGTCGGGAGGCGCGCCAATGACCGCCATCCCCTTGCAGCTTGTCCGCGGCGAACCCGTGGCGGATACGCGCGTGCTTGCCGATCAACTCGGCCTTCAGCATCAAAACGTGTTCGAACTGGTGAAGGACTACGCCAGCGACTTCGAGCAGTTGGGAATACTCCGGTTTGAAACCGGAGCAGTGAAGACGGCCGAAAGCCGCGGAGCGAAACACACCCGCTTCGCGCTTCTGAACGAAGACCAGACCTATCTGCTGCTGACCTTTTCCCGGAACACGGCGAAGGTGCGCCAGTTGAAGGTCAACCTGGTAAAGGCTTTCAAGCAAGCGCGGATTGGCGGTAAGCGCACAACCACGCACGACCGGCTGCCCATGCAGCACAAGGTGCTGGACATTGCGGTGGAACGTCGGATGGCGCCGTCTGCTGTGCAGGGCAATGTGAACCGCTACATGGGCGTGAAGCGTAGCCGCTACGCTTCGATGCAGCAGGTCGGGGAGGGGATTGGATTCTGCGATCGATTGTTGGCTCGGGAGGAAACCCAGACTGACGTACAGCGCATCACCATGAACCATGCCGCGCTGTATGGCGAAACGCGCCAGCTACCACTGCTGGGGATGGCATGAGGCAGGCCGCACTTGAAATTGCACACAGCGATTTGTCATTATGTTCTGGCGGTCTGCGGCAAAACACCGTGTCCACCCTGAAATGCGCAATCGATCAGGGGGCTGAAAAGTTTTGGGATCACAAACCTATCTGGCATAGTGGTCTGGCAGGCCAAAAAGGAAACGCCCCGCTGGTTGCAGCCAGCGAGGCGTTGAATCTGCGATAAGTCCTAGTCGAATAAGGAAAAATCACATGAAAGACGGTAGCACTATTTTAACTCATGAGCAACGTCCGTCAGCTGTAATCCTGCTGCATCCGAACCATGGGGGGGCTCCGGTCGTAAACCCCAAGATCCGCGGGCCCAAGAAGGGATGCGTGAACTTCATGAAGTGGCAGCGCAAACGGAATTCCAACCGGCTCGCTCAGCACGAGGCAGAACTTCAAGCGTACCGGGAAGCGCGGCACCGAGGTACCGCATGACGCACTCCTGAATATCACGACCACCCTCGGGTGGTCTTTTTACTTGAGCGGCTTCCATGCGGGGTCGTCCCCATACCTGCAGGCATCCCCTGCCGCCTGAGCAAGCTGTAGCGGCGACAGAAGAATGGCCCAATCCTCGAAATACGCCGTGTTGACAATGGTCTTTAGGGCCGGCTCTTTGATCCGCAGCGTCTTGTCCGCGAGCAGCCGCTTGAAAGCCATTTCTGGCGGCTGCCTGGTATCCCGGGAGATCGCTGCGAGCTGGTACGCAGTGCCGAACCCTGAGCACCCATCAAAAAGCCTCTTCTTGGCTTGCTGAGGTTTCCAACCAAGCTGAGCCAAACGCTTTTCATACTGATCCACCTGAGGGCATGCCGCCTGCGCGACAGGTGAATTAGGTGCATGAATTTGGCATTGGCCGGAAACCCTCGCGTACTGCCGAGTCAGGGTTTGGACCTCCGGCGTGAACTCCTGGGACCAGGCTGGCGTTGCCGCCAACCACCCCACCACCAAAGTCAGTAAAGCCAGGACCTGCGCACGCGTCGCCATATGAGGCCTCCCAGGTAGCAAACCACAACATCAAATCCTATCCAAATTTTTAATCGCATTTGCGCTTGACACGAACAATCGCAAATGCGATTATTCGTCCCACGCACTCACCACCCGGTGAGCAGACAGGGAGAACAGCATGCACATACCGACCGAGGCCGAGATGGATCAAGCACTCGTGCATATCGAGCGCTTGGAGCAGCGGCACACCGCCATGGAGATCGATACGCCGGCTTGGAAGAACGCCATATGGGCGCAAGCTGGAATCGAAGGCTGGCTCGCCGTCGCGCGGCGGGACGGCTGTGTTCTTACTCCTCTCAAAAACGAACTCAACCGGGCGCAGCACATCATGGGCGTACCGGCCGCCATCGAACAGGCCTGCGCCTAACCCCTCACCACCCCGCCCCGGGTGCCGGGGCAAGGAGACATCCATGTCCATCATCTTCGAAGCGACCACCGCCGAACGGGCCATCAGCACGATGCAGGCCTATGGCGGCACGTTCATCAAGCAGCTTGCGCACCTGTGGTGCGTGGCTGATCCGGTCAACCGCGGCCGCCTGCAGCTTGCCTTCCGTGCTGAGTTCGACAAGTACGCCGAAGACGCCAAGATCCTGAAGCATTACCAGGGCATGGCGCGCGAGGCTGAACTGGCTGCCAGGAACTGATGCCATGGGTGCCTATCACGCACAACTGATGGACGACCTTCTGCGGGTCGCACCGCCCCACTCGCTGCCGCATGAGCCGGACGAGGACGCGCCCACGGTGACGAAGGCGCGCGCGGTGGCCTTGGTGGTGGCCTGCCTCGCCAACGAAGAGCCGGCCGCCTTTGGTCTGTCCGCCAAGGACTGGGCCGAACACCTGATGAACGAGCTGGCCGAAAACCAGGGCGCCGTACTCCTGGCGCTGCTGATCGGCGCCAGCGTGCCGAGCGTGGGCGAATTTCTGGCCGGCCACCTGGGCGACTGCATCGAGGGCTTGGCCAACCGGCTGCTGGTCGAAATGGACCCTGACGAAGCGGAGGCCTGCAAATGATCGCCTTCGTAATCCTGGGTGCCGTCCTGCTGGTGGACGCCATCGCCGATGCCTGGATGTCACCCAAATGACCGCCACCTACGCCATCTGGGCCCTGTGCGCCCTGTATCTGATTGCGCTTATCGGCGACGCCTTGATGGCGCGCTGCTGGAGAGACGAATGACGACGATCAAAGACGGCGGCCCGGCCTTCCCTGCCCGCGTCTCGGTAAATCGAGATTCGGGCGAGCTTCAGCCGCACCAGTTCGGCAACGACGACTTCTTCACCATCGGGCAGTCCCTGCGCGATGCGTTCGCCATGAAGGCGATGCAGGCGGCTGAGCCTCCTGTGTTTTATATCGGCACGCGCGAAACGAAGGAATCGCTCAAGACTTGGGCGCGCCATTGCTGGGCCATGGCCGACGCCATGCTTAAAGCTCGAGGTGACCAATGAGCCAATTCGGGAAGTCCCCCGCCTACCCGCAATCCGTCGTCTACGACCAAGCGCGTGAGACGGTAACTGCGGCATATGCATACGGCGCGGAAACCGGCCTGAACGTGCAGCAGCACGTCTGGCTGCAACTGCTCTGCGCCGCGCTGGCCGATGGCAACACTAGCTCCAAGAACGCCAAGCTGTTTGCTGATGAAGCGCTGCCGCTCGCTCTCAAGCGCCTGGAGGAACTCGCATGATCCGCCGCCTCCTGCGCGACCGCGACGCGCGCCTGTCCGCTTTCATCGTCGCCGCTGTGCTGACCGCCCTGCTCTTCGGCTACGGCGAGCGCCAGCAGCGCGACGAATCCACCCTCACGGCCTGCGAAGGCTGCGGCAAGACCGTGGTCGTCGCGAAGGAATGAGCCATGAAGGCCGAAGACGTCTACGCGCCCGGCCTGCCCGACCAATATCTGCGCGCCCACCGCGGCCGCCCTGTAGCACTCGCAGCACTCGACAAATCAGGAGCACTCAATGAGCACCGTAACCATGATCCTCGGGCAGTCTGGCACCGGCAAGACCACCAGCCTGCGCAACCTCGACCCCACGCAAACGCTGCTGATCCAGGCCATCAAGAAGCCGTTGCCGTTCAAGAGCGGTGACTGGAAGCCCGTGACGAAGGACACGCCCGCCGGCTCTATCTTTGTCTGCGATTCGGCCCAGACCATCGTCGGCGCCATGAAGCGCACCAAGCGCCCGGTCATCGTGATTGACGACTTTCAGTACGTCATGGCCAACGAGTTCATGCGCCGCAGCGCTGAGAAGGGCTTCGAGAAGTTCACCGAGATTGGCCGCAACGCCTGGGACATCTTGGCCGAAGCCGCACGCCTCCCTGACGCGGTGCGCGTCTACATCCTGTCCCACGTCGAAACCACCGACGACGGGCGCACCAAGATCAAGACGATCGGAAAGATGCTCGACGAGAAGATCACCCTCGAAGGCATGGTTTCCATCGTCCTGAAGACGGTCGTGCAAGACGGCCAGCACTTCTTTGCCACCCGCAACAACGGCAGCGACACCGTCAAAACGCCCATGGGCATGTTCGACGCGGACCTGATCGACAACGACCTGGCCGCTGTGGACACCGCCATCTACCAGTACTACGGCCTCACCGAAGCCGCCTAAACCAGGAGCAAGCATGTACGCACTCGACCCCGCAGCCGCGAAGGCGGCCGAATCGACCGGCAGCCGTATCGCCGAGAAGGGCAAATACAAGGGCAAGTTTACGCGCGCCCAGCACGTCGTGTCCGAGAAAGGCACGTTTGGCATTGACTTCGATTTCGTCGCCGAAGGCGGCCAGAAGGCCCGCTTCGCCATTTACACGCAGCGCGAAGACGGCACGCAGGTGTACGGCTTCAAGCAGCTGTCCGCGATCATGGCCTGCTTGGCGCTGCGCAACCTCGACAATCCCAAGGACACGCCCGCCAAGGTGTACGACTTCGACCAGCAGCGCGACGTGGACACCGTCGTGCCGCAGTTCACCGAACTGCTGGGCAAGCCCATCGGCCTGCTGTTCACGCTGGAAGAGTACAAGCCGGGCAAGTGGCGCCCCAACCTCGCCGGCGCCTTCCAGGCCAGCACCGAGCTGGTGGCCTCGGAGATCCTGGACCGCAAGACCCAGCCCCTGCAGCTCGCAAAGATGGTGCAGGCGCTGCGCGACAAGCCGCTGCGCACCGGCGGCGGCTCGCTGGAAGACGGCAACCGCGCCGCTGCAGCCGCAGGCGCGGACCCTTCGGACGACATCCCCTTCTGAGGACCCAGCCATGAACATGCCTCTCTACGCCCTCACACAGGAATACCGCACGCTGGCCGTGCGGCTGGCTGAAGGTGAATTCGACGAAAAGACGGTGACCGACACCATCGAGGCCAGCGGCCTGCCCGAGCAGATCGGCGAAAAGGCCCAGGGCTGTGAAATGGTCGCGCGCACCTTCGAGGCCGACATTCCGACTATCGACGCGGAAATCAAGCGCCTGCAGGAACTGAAGAAGGCGCGCCAGGCCCGGGCCGACGCGCTGCGCGACTACCTGCTGCGCAACATGATCGCTGGCGACATCCAGGTGATCGAGTGCCCCCTGTTCCGCATCAGCATCGCCAAGAACCCGCCCGCGGTGGAAGTGTTCGACGAGAAGCAGATCCCGGTCGACTACTTCACCAGCCCGCCGGCCCCGCCTCCCGTTCTGGACAAGAAGCTGATCGCCCAGGCGCTGAAGGACAACCACGACGTGCCCGGCGCGCGCCTGCGCCAGGGCGTTCGCCTCGCCATTCGTTAACCGCTGCACCCATCCCTGGAGAACACCATGAGCAATCCCATCGTTGAAATCAACGGCGTCAAGCTGGAACTGGATCAGCGCACCGCCACCACCACCCGTATCGACACGCTGCGCATCGGCAGCAAGGTCAAGGTCCTCAAGAAGGAGTACAGCGACTTCCGCGTGCACGCGGGCGTGGTCGTCGGCTTCGAGCCCTTCGAGGCGCTGCCCACCATCATCATCGCCTACCTGAAGAACAGCTATGGCGAGAACCCGGTGGATTTCATCAGTCTGAACGCCCAGACCAAGGATGTTGAGGTCATGGCCGCCGAAGAAAGCGAGCTGATGGACCTGCAACAGGAGGCCATCCTCAAGACGCTGGACCGGAACATCGAGTCGAAGCGCGCGGAACTGGCGAAGGCCGAACAGCACCGCGAACTGTTCGTGAAGCACTTCGGCGCAATGGTTGGCCTGGCTGAGCCGGTCAGCGCCTAACCCTTCCCCAGCAGCACAACCTACGGAGCAATCCCGAATGTTCTCGATCACCGAGCAAACCGCAACCCTGGCGCATATCAACGTGCGCACCGAGCGCCACGGCGAAGAGCCCGCGGGCGCGGCTGACCTGAAAATCCAGTTCACCGCCGGCAATGGCGGCCTGTCCGAGTTCCACCCGCGCCTGCGCCACGCGCTCTACAAGGCCGAGGAAAACCCGGATCAGGCCAGCGTTGAAGGCGTGCATCCCGAGCCGACCGTGCGCGTGTTCGGCGACCTCATCGAGAAGATTCGCCTGAAGCATGAACTGGTTGGCGCCAAGGTCGTGATCGACTTCGGCCTGGGCGGCGATTCCGATATCGAACTAGACCCCGCCGACGTCGATGGCTTCGCCCTGGAGCTGATGGAAGGCGGCAGCGTGATCACCACCTTCCGCGTGAAGTGCCACCCGAGCGGCGAGCAGGTCAAGAAGCTCTACGAGGTGCTGGGCAACGACATCACGATCAGCATCACGCCGGCGGCCGAGAAGCAGGGATCGCTGGGCCTGAACCTGGAGCCGGAGACGGCGTAACTCTTTGGCCGGCCCGGCGGCGGGACTCCCTCCCTACTCCGACCGCTGCCGGTGCCCGGCCTCCTTATTTCGAGAACGACCATGACCGAATTCACGCCCGCCGCCTGCCAAGCCAGTTCACAGCGCTTGATCGGTGACTACATCCAGCAGGTCGGGGCCTTCGGCGACCCCGAGAAGGTCCGCAAGGCGCTGGAAATGCTGATCAGCTCGGCCGCACTGGGCTATGGCTTCGTTTCCAACCAGCTCGCCGTCATTGACCTGCTGCTGCGCACCTCCATGCACGTCGCGCAGCGAATGGAAGACGGCGACGCCTACCCTGAAACGGTGCAGTGATGATCCCCGCCATGAACCGCCAGCAGCGCCGCATGATGGAAAAGCAGCAGGCCCGCGTGCGCGCCACGCGCCGCCCTGATCGCCCGGCCCGCCTGCCCATGCTGATCAAGACCCAGCAGACCCTGGCGCCGCTGGAATCCATCATCGACCAGATCGAGCGCGACGGCACGGTGACGACCGATGACCGCGGCGTGCCGATCTTCCATTGCGTCGCGGACGGCGAATGGTACGCCAGCGCGCCGGCGATCAACGGCATGGCCGACTTCTTCGACATGTGGGCGACGCGGCACGGGCGGGCATTCAAGGCCGTGGCCCTGCGCCAGCTTGCCAAGCGCCTGGAGGTCGGCATGCCCATCGACGGGCCGCTGATGGCCGCCCTGCGCGCCGAGATACCCAGCCTGCGCAGGATCGGCGCCAGCCTCGACCAGGCCGACGCTACCGACCTGCTGCAGCAGACGCGGATCCTGGCGGAGATGGAGGCGCGGCCGTGAATCGCATCTCAGAACGTCGGAAGGTCTTCCAAGCCCTGAAGCTTCGGGTCATCGGAATCGGCCGATCGAAGCACTTCGACACCGTTGGCTTGCACCTCAACGCGCACATTCCGGCCCGAAATATGGCCACCAGCCACAGCATGGTGCGTCGTAACGGTGTCACCAGCTTCGATTGCATCAATAACGTCTTCAGCGGAGGCGTCCACAAGCCTTGCGCTCCAACCGTTCGCCTGAGGGTCGGCCATCCCCCAGCGGACGTGCGTGACTTCGCCGGAATCAGGATCTCGGCGGACAGCATTGATCACATAGAACGACATATCACCCTCCCTTTGTTGGCAGGGCCATCGTACCCCACCCCGTTGGAGCTGACATGAACACCACCCTCCCCGCCGGCTGGAAGCCGCGCCTAAGCTGCCCATTCTGCGGCAGCAATTTCCTGTTCACGGAGCCGGATGAAGTTGGATCTGGAGGCCAATGGGTTTCTCCGATCCACGTTGGCTGCAACGACTGCAAGGCTGAGCAGGTAGGTGACACGGAGGATGAAGCGGTGTCCCGCTGGAATGCTCGTTCCACCCATCCCGCCACCACCCAGGACGCCATCACCGTATCCCTAGACCCCGACCCTCGCGGCGTCAGCGTAGGCGTATGGCAGGGATCGCGCTGCATCTATAACGGGGCGCATGCGGTGCCGAGCGCACAGGACGATGCGAAGGTCTATCACTTCGAGCAGCGCAGCCGCTTCGGCCCCTGGATCGAGGTCGAGAAGCCCACGGAACGATCCGTCGAGTTCGTGCAGCGCGTTGCCGCTCCCGCTGCTGGCGATGCGCGGTCGCCAGCCCTCAACATCGAGGCCGCAGCAAAAGCGCTGGCTGAATGCATGGACTACCCGTGGGCGCACATGCCCGAGCAGGGCCGCGCCACCATGCGTGAGCACGCTCAGACCGTGATCCGTGCAGCCTCTCAGCAGCAGGAGGGGTGAGACATGAAGCCAATCAACAAGCTGATCTATCAGGCAGATGACGGCAAGATTTTCCAGACGGCCGGCGAATGCGAAAAGTACGAGGCCGATATCGCGGCGCGCGCCAAGCGCACATCCTACTGGCGCGTGTCGCACAACCCGGACCTGACCGAGGGGCGCGGCATGTATGGGTCAATTTCTCTGGAAGTCTACGGCCCCGATTATTCCGCTGATTTGTGGGTGCGCGACTGGTGTTTCCGAACCTTCGGGCGGCCGATCGCCTTTGTTCAAGGCGTGTCCCCGATGTCGAACTGGACCGCCACGCAGATAGACCGCGAGGCATTCATGCGCGGCGGTGAGGGCCGCGTGGGAGATAGTCGCACGCCTGGAACCCGGAAGCGCCTCGTTTGTGGGCCACGCGAAACGGGCCTGATCGAAGAAGACACCACCAAGGAAAGGACATGACCGACCACACCACCGCCGCCCAGGCGACCAAGCAGGATCCGATCAGCGAGGCAATCAGTATTCTGACTGCCGACGCGGCCAGCATCCGCGAATCCCACACCCCGCCATGTGACCGCGACGACTGGAACAGCGAACCGGAAACCAAAGCCTACTACGACCGCCTGCTGCGCGTGGTGGGTGAGCTGTCCAAGCTGCGCGCCCCTGTAGCCGAATTGCGCATCGGCGTAAGCGCCACGGCGCAAGGCGCGACGGTCTGCATCATGCAGCCGCATAGCGACGGCAGCATGACGACAATCTATTCCGAAACTCACACGATCGGCGATAGCGTCGGACGCGCCGCCCTGGCAAGCGCCACTGTAGCCGACCGCCAGCGCCTTCGTGAACTGGTTGATGTGGTCTGGAACGAGGCCACTGCAAGCACCGAAGTGCCTAGCACGCCTTGGGCAGACCGATTGATAGACAGGGTCTTCCCCTCGTCCCTGGCAAGCGCCCCTGTAGCCGGGGAGGCGCAGCACGACAATGACAGTGTGTGCGCGTGGCAAGTCTGGTGGAACCAGCACAAAAGCCGCTATACCACCACTCGTCAGGCGGCTATCGCGGCCTTCGCGGCGGGCAAGGATTGGCGCTATGCCGCGCCCCAGGCCACCCCTGTAGCTGGGGAGGCGATCCGCGCCGCACTGGCTGAGCTGGTGGAGTGCGGCAAGCTGCAACGTGATGCGCAGCAGATGGTCTGGTCTGGAATGTCTGACCGCGTGCAGGACGGGAAGCGTATGCAGCGCCAGTATGACAAGCGCCAGCCGGCGGCGCTGGCGGCGGGCATTGCCGCACTGGATGCCGCGCCCCAGGCCAGCGAGGCGGTAGCCGCCGAAGCGCTGGAGGTTGCCCCCGAGGCGCTGATGGAAATTGCCGATCTGGCGGATGTGGATGCTGATGACCGCAGCGTCATCGTCAATCAGGCGCTGACAAAGATCGACCGGATCACCGCCCTGTCCGCGCAACCGGGCGCGCAGAAGGAGGGAGCGAGCGATGCGTGACGAAATCCTAGGGTATCGGCTGGAATGGAAGGCTGGCGATTACTGCTACTACACGCCCGAGCAATACGCGCGTGAGGAATACAAGGGCGGTGCGCAAATCCATGGGCTATATGCAGCGCCTCAGCCCGGGTGTTCGCCGGCAGTCGAGGTCCACAAGGGGTGGTGCTGGGTTCGACCGAAACACAACTTCGGAAATCTGGTGGACGAAACGTTCGAAGATCTCTACCTCGGCCCGAGCATCCACCCCGACAACAAGGAGCAGTAATGGCCTCCCCCTACCTCACGCCTGACGAGGTCAAGGAACTGACAGGCTACGTCACGCGCGCCGCGGCCTGCCGATGGCTGGATCGGAACGGCTGGCCCTACGCCACGCCCGCCGGCGGCGGCTGGCCGCGCGTGCTGCGCGAGTACCATGATGCGCGCCTGTCTGGCGAAGAAAAGCGCCGGCCGAAACGAGGCGCTGAACCGAATTGGAGATGCGCGGCATGATCGCCAAGCGTACGAAGCATTTGAAGCTGGGCCTGCTGCCTCGCATGGAAGCGCGGCCGCGCGCCAAAGGCGGATGGACGTTCCGGTATTACACCTACGATCGGAAGTACATCAATCTGGGCCACGACCGCGCCGAGGCGATCAAGCGCGTGCTGGAGATGGAGCAGCGCGCCCCGGACACTGGCACGGTGGCCGAGCTTCTGCGCGAGTACATGGCCAGCGGCAGCTTCAAGAACGAACTGGCGCCGCGCACCCAAGACGACTACATCGCATCCAGCAAGGAGCTGCTGGAGCGCTTCGCGGACATGCCGGTCGACGACGTCAAGCCGCCACACGTTGCGCGCTATCTGCGCGTCGAGCGCGCCAAGGCGCCGGTGCGGGCCAACCGGGAGATTGCGTTGCTGGCGTCGGCGTTCCAGTTCGGCATCGAGCATGGCTATGCCACGGCCAATCCCTGCCGCCAGGTCAGGCGGAACAAGGAGCGCCCGCGTTCACGCTGCCCATCCTGGGAAGAAATCGAATCCTTCTGCGCCTCGGCGGCCAAGAAGGGCCCGTCGTCGCATGTGATCGGGTTGATGGCGAAGTTCATCGCGCTCACCGGCCGGCGCCGCGCGGAGTTTTTGAACCTGCGGAAGACCGATCTGGGACAAGACGGCATCGTTGTGGGCTTCGCCAAAGCCAAGGCGGGGGACGCGCTGCGGCGCGGCCTGATCGAATGGACGCCGGCGCTGCGCCAGCTGTTTGCCGAGCTTGCCCAACTGGACCGCAAAGCGCGCGATGGGAAATCGGCTATCCCGGAATCGATGTTCGTGTTCACGAACCGCGACGGCCAGCCGTACACCGAACAAGGATTCAAGGCGCTCTGGTCCAAAATCATGGCCAGTTGGGCGAATGCACCCGGGCGCGAGCGGTTCACGTTCCATGACCTGCGCGCCTACTATGTGACGGTGCTTGTAGGCCGGGACGAAAACCCCGAAACCCATTCCAACCCGGCCACCACCAGGCGCATTTACGACCGCCGGCGCGTGGTCAAGATCAAGAGCAGCGCCTGA